AACTTTAGATTTACATACTGTACAATATTGAATATCATCTGAGAGCATTCCATGCTCGTATTCAATTTGATATTCTGAATCGCACTCCTCGCATATAATATTATATCTCATCCATATTCCTTATCTCTTAATTTGGTTACATTACACACTAATCTAGCTGTGTCTCCGCTTCTGCGCGGCTTGATCTCGTAAATTAATGTTGAAAATTGTGAAATTATTTCTAATACACTTTGACCAACACCAGTTCCAACATTATAAATTTCGCAACCTGGAGTTGAATTTGTTAAAAACAATTTATGGCATTTAGTTAATTCTAAAATGTCAATATAATCGCGAATGCAAGTTCCATCTGGAGTTGGATAATCATCACCATAAACAGATAAAGCAGAATTTGTTTCTAGAGCTTTTTTGATATTAGGATACAAATTATCAGCACCCGTATCCTGCAATAACCCACTGGGATGTTGTCCAATAGGATTAAAATATCTTAAGATCGTAATATTTAAATCTGGCTTTTGTTGTGATATTTTTTGTAGAATTTGTTCAACCAATAATTTTGTAGCACCATAAGTTGACATTGGACCAGTTGGACTAAGTTCGGTTAATGGTTCATCGGATGGAGCATAAACAGTTGCTGAACTCGAAAAAATAATAGTTTTAACACCGTGTTCGACAATATATTCTAAGAAAGTAACAGATTTATTAACATTATTATCAAAATATAATTCAGGATATTTTGCACTTTCTTTGATTGATTTATATCCAGCTAGATGGACTACTGCTGTAATAGGATATGACGATAAGATAATTTTTAATAGAGTTATATCACTAATACAGCCTGCGAAAAAATATGGCGTTTTACCTGTAATTGTTGCAATATGATCAAGAGTTTCAATTTTAGATCTTGATAAATTATCTAGAACAACAACTTCTTTATCATCATTTAACAGGTCAACTACTAAATGCGAACCAATATAACCTAACCCACCTGTCACTAAAATCATAATTTTCCTTTTATAGTATAATAAAATTGGTACAATACAACACCAAAATTATAAAAAAATACTGTTAATAAAAATAAAATAGGGAGAAATAATACAACATAAAATAAAATAAAGATAAGTGTAATTAATGTTGGCATATTTCTCCCTATTATAATAAAATTTAATTATATTTAGTCAGTAAATTTACTTGCATCAACTCCCCAATGACCAAGCTGTTAAAACCTATTGGGACTACCCGTTGGAGAGAAATCTGCAGAATCTCTGATATTAATTGCATATTCTCGTTTACCGAAAAGTTCATGCAATTCCTTATAAAGAACTACAGCATCATCAAACGAAACCACAATCTCTTTACCATTGATGTTTAATACTAATTTCATATTCATATACTTATCCGTGACAACTTAAACATTCACCTTTACTTACATTAACACCGTTTTCAGAACGGATATAATACAGTGATTTAATCCAAGGATCTTTAAATGCTAATTTATGTACTTCGCTAATATATTCTTCATCTTCATCAGCCGAGAAAAAGAAATTAATACTTTGAGCCTGATCAATATAACGTTGACGAGCACTAGCCAATCGCACAATTTGTTTTTGATCAATTTCAAATGCAGTTTTAAATACAGATTTTTCTTCATCTGTTAACCAATCAACATGTTGAACTGATCCACCATTACCGATAATATCTTTTACTACAGCATCACTATAAACACATTTTTCTTTCATTAATTTTAATAATGAAGGATTAACCCTGTCCATCTTACCAGCAGCTGTATTTTGAACATAAGCATTTTTATAGATTGGTTCAATTCCCTGACTAACAGAACCGCAAATTAATGCTGAACTTAAATTTGGAGCAATAGCAATACGATGAGTATTTCTCACACCATAACCACTACACCATTCAGGCTCACCCCATTCTGAAGCCATCCATTGACTGGCTCTTAACGATTCTGCATTTAAATGTTTAAAGATTTCAATATTTTTATAATATGCATCCATTGATTCAAATGGAATTAAATTATCCTGCAAATAAGTATGAAATCCTAGTAAACCTAATCCCAATGCTCTTGATGCCTCAGCAAATGCAACAACTTTTTCCATTCCAGGTTCACTTTTACCAATTTCAATTAAATCTTGATTAACGCAATCTAGAAACACTGTTGCATTAAATACAGCATCAGTATCTTTCCATTCATCATATAATGAACAATTCATAGAAGATAAAACACATGAGAATGTATAATCTTCGCTAGAATGAAGAGTGATTTCCGTACATAGATTTGAAGCTTTTACATCAAGACCGCGCTCTTTGTACATCTGTGGATTTAACTGATTAACTCTATCAACGAAAAAGAAATAACCTTTACCAGTTATCATCTTTAACTTTAACGCAGCCTGATAACGTCCAATAGCGTCTCTATCACCAGAATCTAATCGTTCGATAAACTTATCTGTTACATTCCAACCAATATTAGCATCATCAGGACTTTTACTGATATAATTTACAATCTCATAAAAATCAGGATGGTCAATTTCAAGATATCCAGCCCAAGCTCCACGTCGTTGACTGCCCTGTGAAATATCTCGTGACATTTGAACAAAATCTTTAAACACAGGAAGTACACCGCTTGCTCCACCTTTAACGCCATTAATTTTCGCTCCACGAGGTCTAATAGCTCCAAGATAACCAGATGTACCAAAACCATTTTTACTCAATACAGCTGCTTCTTGTTGAGCTCCATAGAATCCATAAACAGAATCTTGGACGAATCCACCACTACAGCTTACAGGACAACCAAATCCAGTTCCCATGTTAGACAATACTGGAGTAGATGCAGCTAACCAACCATTCCATAATAACTCAAAGAATTTAGGTTGCCATTCAGCAGGATTTGGAGTATAACTAGCAGCATGTTTTGCAATTCTAGTATAAACAGAAGCAAGGTCAGGATATTCAGCTGATAAGTTTTTTTCTCTTAACATCTGCCATGCAATGGTCGTACACCATTTTGGTAATTTACCTTGTTCTTGTAACTCTTTTCTTTCGTTACTTAACTCATCATAAATTGATAATTCTTTTACCATACAAGTTCCTTTATTTTAATATTACCAAACAAATCGTTTTTCAATCCACGCTCTATTATAATCTGAACCTTGAGATGAGAAAAAATCATGTAGTGTAGTTGATTCTAAATCTTTGTAGAACCATTCAGCAATTGGATTGTAAGTTGGTTTAAAAATAGCTTTATAACCCAATTCTTTTAAACACATATCCAATCTAGATTCTGTAAAATGATTTAATTGATTTTCTGTAATACCTTTAATACTACCCTTTTCAAAATTCTTAGCATTAATAATCATTTCATGCTCAAGAATTACTCTAGCTGTTTCTTCTAATTCTTCTCGTAAATGTAACAATTCTTCTTCAGTTAATTGATTATCAGCAACTGCTTCTGCTAGTAGAGTACGAAATAACCATGCACCGCCTTGATTGTGGAGCGATTCGTCAATCGCAGAAAAATTAATTCCCGCATTTACATTAACGGCTTTATTTTTACCGTTAGAATTAAAATGTTTAATAAAAGCAAAACTAGAGAATAAAACAGCACCCTCTACCATGGAGAAAATACCAACGGATTTTAATTTATCCATTAAAGTTGTTCTTTTTGATAATCTTTTACCAATCCATTTCATACGATTAACTAGAATTGGATCATCTAGGTATGAATCATAAAATTCATCTGTATCTAAACCTAATACTTCATTAATTTTATTATAGAATGGAGCATGAACATTTGTTTCCATAAAAGCAAATGCATCAGCCATTCTTTGAATATCAGGTCTTGGGAATACCTGAGAAACATAATTTTTCCAGTATTCATTAACTGAAATTTCATATTTGGTAAATAATCGCAACGTAGATGTTAATCCATGATATTCCGCGTCATTAAAATTAGTTTTTAAATCATGAAGATCTTTTTCAACTTCAATTTCAAAATCAAACCACATAATTTCTTGTTGTTTTCTAGCGAATTCAATTGCTACCGGATAATCTATAGTGTAAGTATCTTTCGGAGTCAATAATCTAATGCCCATATCATTCCTTTTCAAAAATTAAAACAGTTGCATCCATGCAACACCTAATATCCTTTTAACGTTATCTATATATTACTTCTGAAAATTCAACATAGGAACTGGACCAGTCATATACTGGGGTAATTGTCCATCCCATTTATCAATTTTATTCAGTTCCAATACAGCAGGATTATTTTTTAAAGCAGCACCTTTAATTTCAATTGCTTCAGCTTCTGCTTTGGCAATAGCTAATTTAGATTCTGCAACACCACGAGCTTCAGCAATTGCTTTATCAGCTTCGGCTCTAGATTGAGCTACTTCATTTTCACGTTGTTGGGTTTTTTGTAGTGCTTGAATTTTTGCATTAATAGATTCAACTACAGTTTGTGGTAATCTCATATTACCAACTAAATAGAGCGACTCAACTTTAATACCCACTGGATCCATTTCAGCTTGAACAATAGAAAGAACTTCATCAACTAAAGCAGCTTTACCTTCACCATAAACCGATTCAATATCTCTAGAAGATGCAGCTTTATTAAATGCATCTCTAACGCTATTTCGCAAGACAAGATTAGTAATCTCATCAGTACCTTTACGATATTTTTGAAAAATAGTTGTTACTTTATCAGGTTCAATATGATAACTAATACCAACATCAGTATTAACAGTTAAACCTTGTTTAGTTTGAAAAGTAAAACTATCATCGTTTGGGCTACCTTCAGTTGCTGCTTGAGTCCAAACATGATTTTGAGTAAATGTTGGGAATAAGAATAATTGTTCGTTAACCCCAATCCAATATCTTCCTACACCTAATACTTGACTATCAACACCCTTTTCGCCACCATTTAAAAATACTTTAATACCTGTATACCCTGGCGGAACATTAGAACAACCAGTAATAAACAAGAACATCAATAACATAATAATTTTTTTCATTTACTTTCCTTTAATCAAATTTAACACATAATTAATTGCTGTTGGTAATGTAGCAATTGTTAAAATAATCGCCGCAATCCCACCAAATACAAAGAAATCATCTTTATACGAAATTAAAAATGGACACACAAACCCAAAACTAATAACATACCCAATAACAATTAAACACAATTTAATAAATTTAACACCCATTTTTACCCCAATTTTATATAAGGAGAAATATAATTCTCCCGTAAATGATTTACACTAAAAGTTCCTTCTGGATTACCAGAATGTATTTCAGTTGCATTTTTAGTTTCTCCCTGAGAATCAACAAAATTATCTACTTTATGTGAATATAAATTTCCATTATAATGCCGTTTAGATATATGTTTAAATGCAGAATCATATAATTTATTTAAATGCTCATCATCACCAAAATATCTAATAGATTGACCTCTATCTAATTTATCTTTATACAATTTTATTACAATACCAACTAATGGTGCGGCTGCAGCACCTTTATGTTGATGCAGCCGCTCAATGCCAGTTTTTGAATTATCATCAGCTCTAGAAAAATGTACTTCCCAGGCATTTTTATGTTTAAATCTTAAAAATACATAAGGAGTATTTTTATGTGTTGTATGATACGCTTCTACATTAGTCAATGTATGAGGATAATATCGCTCCTTTACAGCATCTTCTAATGGTTTATGTCTATGCAAATCTAATGTTGTATCGAATATTTCAGTCAATTCAATAAAATTAGAAAAAGATTTCATTAAACATCACCTTCCGCGCGAACTTCTGATTTAATAATCTCAAATCCTGCAGGATAACGAGCAGATAATTTCTCAACATTCATAACAATAATTTCATCAAGTGTAGTACCCAATGCAGATGCTGCTACCGCCAAATACCAACAAATATCACCCAATTCGCGTTTCATATGAAAAACATTTTCTTCGTTTAACGGCTTACCTTGAAATAAAATTTTCTTAACAACTTCAGTAAACTCACCTGCCTCAGCAGTTAAACCAGCAGAAGCAGTAACCAATTGAGGAATTTTAACACCAAACTCTTTTGATCCAGTATTAAGTTCTTCTAATCTAACCATTAAAGAATTGAAATCACTTGAAGCAGGAGAAATTGTACCAGCCACAAATTTCTCATAATCTTTTAATTCAACTTTACTCATTAATATTTTCCTCTTTATTATATAACATTTGTTCAATTCTATCTCTGTATTGAATCCAACCTTTAAAATTTCTGTAATAAAAATCAGATTCTCCTGGAGTTGCTTGGTGTTCAGCTGGGCTTGCATGTAACGGCTCAGAACCAACTAAACGATCATGTAACTCAACATCTTTTCTTACATGAGGATTTGATCCATCATGATTGCTATAAGATACTCTAGCACAACGAGCTGTTGAACATTTTAATAGAATATCTTCATCACATAATTCACGTTCTGTATCAGTAATATACGGTAAATGCCATTCACCATGCTCAACTTTTTTTGGTTGACTATTTTGAATTGCACCATAAATTGTTTTTGCTAATTCCTGAATTTCTGGTTGAGCATCAGGATGAATTCTTAAATTAAAGAAATTTTCCCATTCAGTTGAAGTAACAATAACATTAATATACTGCCATGGTTCAAGAATACGATTACCAATTTGTTTATGTAAACCAATTTTGCTAAATGCATAAGCAAATACACAAGCAAATTTAGCAGATAATTTCCAAACAAATTTAGCAGCTGTTAATTTGAACCCACTTAATTCAGATTTAGCTTGCATACCAGCAACATTAGCTCCCCAATGAACTGGCATAGCAGGATCATTCCATACTTGGGCAATAATTTTGCTAATAGGAATAGCTCTAGAACTAGACGCAGACCTAGAGAATACACGATGTGTCATAAATTCCTGATGTATATATCGATGATACCTCAATTGTAGTGTACAAATTCTATTTTCAATACCATCAAAATAAGAATCTGCAATCATTTTAGCTGTAATCATTGTTCAAAGTGCTCCTTATAATATTTTTCAAATTCAGGTTTATCTAATGGTATATATTGTTCTTCAGTATATTGAAACCAAACACCATTAATACGCAAATATTCTGTACCATCAACATCAAATCGCGTACATTTTAAATCTTCAAGTTTTTCCATTATATTTTTTTCCAGTTTAAAAATTCAATTTCAGCCATCAACCCAGAATAGGTGTGCTTAGTTATTATACCTAACAATTCCTGTTCCGTCAAGCCATTTTTTATAGCATCATTAATATCTTTTGCACCAAAAGATTCTGGCAACAAACAGACATTAAAATTATTTTTAATAAATTTTTCTATATTAGAAACAATATTTTTATTTCTAGGTTCGCAATCAGGAACTAATATTAATTTATCTTTTGAGAATACTGTTGAAGCTGATGCTAAATTTGAATCAGCAGTAGCAATTGCATTTGGAAGAAATAAACTATCAAATGGTCCTTCAACTACATATATTGGTTTCATAGGATCAACTTTATCCAATCCAAATATTTTTTCCTGTTCTTTATCAAGTTTAACAGTAATATATCTCATTGAATAATTATCAATTGCTCTACCTTGAAACGCAATTAGTTCCCCTGATCTAGAGAAAAACGGAATTATTATTCGAGGTCCAGTTTTCTCCAACTTTTTATCGGAAACAGATTCTACAAATTGTTTAAAATCTTCAGAAAAATAAAGAGTTTTTAACGCTTTTGTAGGTATTTTACGATCTAAAAGATACTTTTTAGCGACATGATTATCGTCTAATGAGTCTACCGTGGGTAAATCTAGTTTTTTCTCAGTTTTTTTAAATTTTGGGATGGATGGAACTTCAATTTTGCGTCCAGCAGGATTAAATTTTTCTTGAAATGATTCCATAACATATTCTTTTTCCAAATACGGATCAAGATAATTAATTAAAGATCTTACTGTTGTACCTTTATCGCAATTAAAACATGTAAAAAAATAACTGTCATTTTTCGCATAAACGAATCCACGAGTTTTAGATTTAATTTTTTGAGAATCCCCGCAATAAGGACACCTAAACGTATAAAGATTTGTATTTTTTTGTTTAAAATGTTCTAATTTAGAAGAAAGTAGTAAGAGATATTTTCTATCAATCCAAATGCTCATAATGAAAAAGCCTATAATTTTCGTATAGGCTTATTATACTATCAAACTTAAAAAAAAGCAAGTTTTTAGTGTATCATTAAAATTTTTTTAACTAATTCTGAATTTGAGAGTAACCAAAGAATAACAGCACCTCCCCCCCATACTAACCATTTAATTTGAAGCAATTCTCCAGTTTTATTTTCTTGTTTTACAATTCTATCGGTTAAATCTTGATTAAGATTTGTGATTTCTTCTGATAATAATTTTTCAATAGCAGATATTCTATTAGAAATACCTTTTTCAGTTTGTTCTAAGGAAGAATACAATTCCGATAATTCTTCCTTAGTATAAATTAAATTAGCCTCTATTTTTGTTGTTTTATCAATAAGAGAGTCGTGCTGAGAATCAATTTTTTCTATTACTGAATCCAGTTTCTCAAATAGTTTATTGATAAATGAAACTTCCTGTTTCAACACAGCAACTTCAACTCTCAAATCAGATAATGTTGAATTATCAGTTACTGCCATCTAGTCATCCTTTTTGATTCTTGTTCTATATTTGATGTTGTTTCTAGCAATTTATCTAATTTTACAGAATATGATTCTAATGTAAATAACATTTTATCATATTTAGAATAATCTAAAATATCAGAAATTAATATATTTTCTAAAGAGTGTTCTAGCATCTTTTGTGTCCCTTTGACAGCAACCATAATTAATCTTAAGTTATTTTAATTTTTGCAATTTATAAATTGTAGTATTACATAATTCTACACTTTCATCAATAATATTTTGTATAGATGTATCATCTGTAATTAAATTGCGAGTTTTACCAATCCAATCTCTAAATTCAATAATAGCATCTACAGCAATTTTCATTTCAGCAGCAATCGAGGGAAGAGAAATGAATTTACCATATAAACCAATATATGATTCACAAAAACTATCAATTTTCCCAACAATTTCTTCATAAAATGTTGCTAAAGCACTATGTTCCGAAAATGAATCTGTACTTAAATGCGCAAAATGAGTAGTAGTTGCTAAAGCTCTTGCTCTAGCAAAAAACTCACTAGCAACAGAATTCGAGATATTTTCTGGTGTCCCTTGAGTTTCGGCTTCCTGAGCAGGATATCCTGGTTTCGATGCCTCAAATAATATTTGATCTAGAGAATATTTTTGTACACGAGTTCTATCCAATCCATATTGTTCAACGATTGAGGTAATTTTATTTAAATATTTTTGTTCCATCAGGGGTTCCTTGTTAATGGCAAAGGTGTTAATAATGCACTTTTTTTCTTACGGCTCACTCCTGGTTCAGCTTGATTCGGTAACGTTGCATTAGGTACACCTGCTCCAGCAATGTTACCCGTACCAACTACACTCCCACCAGAAACACTAGCTGTTCCACCTTCGCATTCTGCAATAAAATCTTTAAATGTTTTCATAAAGTCCTTAATATTTTTGCAATTTCCATATCAACAGGAATATCCGAAGAAATAATGATATTATTATTTATTTTAATTTCGTTTGGCATTCTGTTTAAATAAATTAAAAAAGTTTTTAATTGGCTATAATTATCTGATTCTATTTTATAAAACAACATCATATTTACTGCTACAGTTGGCTCAAATACATTATATAATAATATAAGATGATTTAAAATTAACCTTTCAGCTAATATTCCATTTTTTTTATATTTTTTTAATAACCGTTTAATATAAGTTATTCGTTTTAAATCAGTATTAAATTCAACAGTAGAATAATGTAACGGCCAATAATGTTTCACAGCAAAAAATATAAAATTTTCTTCAGTCAATTCATCCATAATCACAACGTAAAATAAATTAAATTAATTCAGCAGAACATTTATATAACCCATCAACTAGATTATACGAAAATTTTAAAATATAAGGATTGGTATTTAAAATTTTTCCATCAAACTCATCCCATTTTGTATTATGGAGACCGACGGTCAAATTTAATGTTCCATTTTTTGTATCATTAATATCTACTTGAGGAATATCTAAACTATACATTGCTAAAATTTTACTTAATTTAACTAAAGCTTCTTCAACAGTTTTAAATGATTGTCTTAATGTTAAATCAATATTTCTATTTAATTGATTTTTAATTTCTGGAATTGCTACATCAGTACCAGTTGTCTCAATATCAACAATTGGCGCATTAATATATAATTCTGTAATATATTCTTTAAATGTTTTCATAATGATTTAATTTGGTGTTATGTAATTGTTGTCTGTTTGTGCTTGATTTTGGTCTGAATCGCTAGATTTATTTCTGGAGTCAGGATACCCGAAAAAAGTAACGGCAACCCCTTTTTTCCCAGATTTACTATCCTTTTTCGCATTTTTAATAGCCTCAATCAACGAAGTTGAATTTTGGATATCTATGCTCTCATAATGATTGACTTTTAACCAAGCATGAAACGCTGGAGAATTTTTAATTTTATCGCGCAATTGCTTACCAACAATTCCACGCAATTTATATGGGTCTAGACCCAAATGACGATAATAATTTACAAACAAATCGTATCTAGATACTTCATCTAATTGTTCTGATTCTTCATGACAACATTTTTTCGCAGTAGCTGTAGCAATAGCCATCTTTTTTGACATACCACTAGGAGTAGAACCCATCCCTGGATTTTCTCTTTCCATAGCTTTTGCAATTTTTTCGCGTTTATGTTTTTCTTTATCTGTTAATTTTCTCTCTAGATAAAGTTGTTTAATGTCTGTAAATTTCATTTATCGGGTTCCTAAATTTTGATAATGAGATAATAATTTTTCTTTAAATATTTTAGGTGGTTCTTTGGGTTTATTTACAGAAACAGATTTCGAGACCAACTGAGGAGCAGACAATTCAGGTTGATCTTTTGCAGAAGTAAATTTTGCAACTTTACTTCCATGAAAATGTTTTGTCGGGTCTGTAGATTTAAATAAAGCTTTTAAAGAAGTATATTTATTTAGTCCGTGTTGTTCATCCAATTCCATATGGTACTACCTTTTTAAAATTGATTTTTTTAATTTTACCTAAAACTCTTCTGGTTCGTTCTTTATCATCATCCGATCGCATATCAGCAGTTGAACTAGATAATTTTTGCATAGGGCTCGTTGCGATAGGGCTAGTATCAAAAGAAAAAACCTCATAAGATTCAGCAACACCATTATACACAGACCAAGATCCTGGAGTCATACCTCTTGTATCAGTAACATCTCCAGGAACAATAGATTTTAATTTTTTCTTGATTCTGGGTTTAGCAATATCTTCTAGCGTTAAATCGCTTTTGAAAGATAATTCGCTTAAAATATCTAAAATATAAATTCTAGCTTCAGATAAATCTAGAGTTTCAGAATTATCAACTATAATATTCGACTCAAATAGTTCCAAAATAGATTTTCTATTTGCATTTCCAATTGTTATTCTTTCTAAAGATTCTTTTAAATTATTTCTAGTTTTTAATCTTTCTATGGATACAGATAAATTAGTTTCAACCAAAATTAAATGCGCAGAATACCCTATAGATTCTAATACTTGTTTTGTTAGAGCAAAATTTAAATTAAAACTATTTGCTGTTATAAGAATTGAATTTCTTTCCAATAAAGATTCTTGTTTTTCAGGTAAAGCTCGTTTAAATGCTGTATCGTTAGATAACATTTCGTCTATTTGAGTTGCGGTAAATTCGATAATATTGTAATTAGAAGTAATATCTCTAATTACAACATCTTTTCCTGCACCTGGAGCTCCAATAATAAAAATAGCTTGATTTTTTTGCATTACATTAATCTCAGTCTACTTAAAAAATTCTGGATATAAGATTCTTTTAACCCAATTCCTGAACTAACATCATGCATTAATTCTCTGGCATGATCATCAGACACAGTACTTGGAACACCTTTTCTGAAAGATTCGAAATCATTATTACTAGCATGATCTCGCATTTTACTTCCAGACATACCCTCTGTTCCTTCTGAATCTGGATCTCGGTGGCCAGCAGAACGAACGTCTACTTTTTTGAAATTATAGTAACCATGTTTACCATGCACCCCATTATATTTATTAATCAAATCTTCCATATCTTTTGTTCTATCAGAACCACCCACATATATCAAATGTGAATGGCCAGCATCATGTAATTTAGACAAATGATGTAATAATGTTGGAGAATCTTTATGAGCAACAACAAAATTAGTTCTAGGGGAATATCGATTTAAATGTTTCAATTTTTGTTCTGTGGATAAAGGATTTTTCTTTGGATCATGAGAACCAGAAACTATAACAGAATGAGCAGCATCTTCTTTATCAGCAATAGAATGGACTGCATCTATTAATTTTAAATGACCAGTTGTTGGTGGGTTCATTCTACCAAAAGCAGTTACAACTTTACTCATCAGCGTACCTTTAATAAATTGGCTTTAGAAAATTCTGCACGATTAACTAATTTAATCGGAGCACCATCTGTATCTTTTGATTTAGTTGGATGAAATACAAATCCTTCTGGATCTGTACGATTACCGCTAATATGATGTTCCAATCCACCTTCATGTTGATTTAATGTATTAACCAATACATCTTTAGCTTTTTGTAAATGGTGATGCAATTTAAGTAAATTGTTGTAATGTTCTGAGTTTCCATCTATATGATCTAGGTGTGATTGCAACTCAGTATTTTTTCTTGCTTGAGAAGCTGTTGTTTTTAATTTATCAATTGCTTTCTGGTATTTGCCTGCAATATGAGATTTCAAACCTTGTGCAGTTGGTTTCTCGCCTGTTCGCACAGTATGATTAATATATGTAGCTAGATGACCTGAATCTCCGCTATGCGGTTCTGTAGCCTCGTACATAGTATTTTTATGAGTATCATGAAGTTTTTTTGCTGCAGATAAATGTGTATTAAATTCCGTCTGAGCTGATTCGGAATAATGAACATTTTTTGTATCGTGCTCAGGAGATTTACCATAAACATCTGGATGGTGAGCGAAATTATGGTGATCCGGATTAGGATCTGCTGTCATAGAAGCAATGCTATTACCATGATATTGCGTATGTGTTACAACACCAACTTTAGCACGTTTTATCTTATCTGCTTCATCACCACGAGCCGTGTAAGATATAGTATTTGGAGTAAAAGAAGCAGACCCATCATCTTTATGTTTAACATCATTTCCACTAAACATTAAATCACCTTGATACACTCCTCGTTTAGGAGCAACTTTAGGTAGATGATGGAGAGCATCTTTTAATTTTTCAGCTAATCCAGGAGCATGACCGTGATTACGATCAATGTCTTCTGATGTATAATTGATTTTAGGGTTTTTATTAAAAGCTGATTTAGAAGCAACAAAAAATTTACCAGTTTCTGGATGATGTCCATATACAATAGAAGGAGACCCATCATATTTCATAGTCAATTTAGGACCAGATTGACCATTTTTAATATAATTATGCGCTTCATTTATTGCAGATATTGCACTAGACGTTCCATGAGAACCTTCAAATGCTTTATCTTCAACATGTGTTAAATGTTTTAATTTCGAGCCTTCTTCTTCTTTATTTTCAATAATGAAATGTTTAAATCGTAACATAAAACCCCTTTGGCTTAAAATATTAAGTATTTATATATTTATATAATTCAGGGGATTCACTTTTTATACAAATAGATTTGCACGTAGGATAATAATTGTTAAAATCGTTAATAACAATTCTTTTTGCTCTATGAATATTCATTATCAATAAGCAGTCACCAAATCCCATATCACATAACATTTGTTTAGTTTGTTTCTCAAATTTTGAATCTCTGGCTGTAGTAAATATAATTTGACACCCGTTTCGCAATTTTTCTAATAACGCATCAACATTTTGTTGTATTGGTTCATACATTTCAAATGGGTTTAAATCGTACCTACTTTGAACTTTACAAATAACTCCATCAATATCAGAAAAATAGGTTGGTTTATCATTATAAGCATTAAATTCTGAAATAGTCCCAACATCAATATAATTTGACACTAAATTTTTAATGAAAATTTCTCCTGAATTAATCATATTTCCAATTATTTCTGATATATAAATTTCATTGGACATAGAATTTAATTCTTCGAATGTGGTTAAATAATTAATTGCACAAGAAAATTGATATCCACCAACACAAAAATATTCGCTAACGATATTTTTTTCTATAATATTAGTAATAATATTTTGATCATTAGTTTTAATATAGCTTTTAGCTTGCAAATTTTTATTTGATCCTATGTTATCACAATAAACCACATTCCCTGTTTCTAGTTTATGCGTAAAAAATGAATCACAATCTCTAACTAAAAATGGTCCAGTAATATTAGCACGTTTTATTGTTTGATAAACAGTATCAGCAGAACCATTGGTTCTATCATCAAGAACAATCACGTTAATAGATTCACCAAAAATATAATTTAATCTATGAATTATATTATATGTTATTTCGTGTTCTTTTAATATAGTAACGTAAATATTATTGTATTGGTTCGATTTTATATATTGAGTAAGAACATTCTCCAAAACCATTGTACCGTCAAAACACGATAAAACATATTTCGGAAAAGAATCTGGAAATCTACTAGATAAACCAGCGCAAGGAACTATTAAATCCATAATCTATTAACCTGTGTTTGAATAAAAATTTTGTCAAAATTAGTTTTACAATAAGGTAAAATTCTAAGTAACATTAATATAGTTAAATAATTATCACCAAAATATTCATATCTTAGCGACAAGTTATCTGTTATATACTTTAATTGATGGGATATATGTACATGTTCTTTTCTAATAAACCAATTACAAATTAAATCTTGCTTTAATTTGTGTAAATCAAAAACATACGAATTATACTCAGTAGTTAGCCCATCAATTAAGATAAATTGTTTGGATTCCAAATTAAATAAAATATTGTCAAAAGAAAAATCTCCAAAATATTGAGATTCAGGTATATTTTTTGGTAATTTATTTATTAATTGGGTTTTAGAAAATTTAAACTGGGAAAAATCAATATCGCGTAATTTATAAAAATATATTTCTGTATAATCACGAATAACAGAAATATCACGTAATTTATCAACAGTACAAATAATAAAATCTAATAAAAATTTTGGATGTTCATTTAAAAGATAAGTTTTAATATCTATATGTTTAATATATTCAATATCATAATATTTTTGTGTAATATTTAAGATTTTAGGAAAAGGTAAATTTAAATCAGCTAACGCTTTATATCTTTCAATATTTCTTGAAATATTATCCATTTTCCGCACAAAATGGATTCCATTATCCTCAATTATTGATACTGTACTAGAAGAATTTCCGCAAAGGTTTTTTACAATCATTACAAATTATTAATATATATTCTAACAGGGTCATTAATATCTCTATTTACAGGTTTAACTGTAAAAATTGTATTTGTGTTAACTGGAATATTGTAAAATCCCTCTACGATAAGATTAGGGTATAATAATTCCATAATATGTTCTATTGTCATACTATATTGTTTACAGTAAAAAGATAACATATAAGTTGGAACAATTTTATTTTTATCGCAAAATTTATAAGCTAATGTTGGAATTAAAGTTTCTTCTACACTACCAATAAAATCAATCATCACGGGATAATCTTGTTCTAAACATTTAATAATTTCTTGCATAATTTCGCGTTTGTAAAAATTACCTTCAACGTGATTATTAAAAATTTCGTGACTAGGAATTTTATTTAAAAAATCGGTATTATTTATAGTATTTACAGTATTTTGATGTTTAATATTAACAAAATGCTGATGCGATATATCGTTATCTTTAATATATTGTTCTATTCCAGGTTTAATGAATAATTCATTTGAATGAAAAATACAAAAATAATCGTAATCAAATTGTTGAGCATATTTAAAATTTGATATAAAAATTGGTAACGAATTGTGATATTTTATTAAAGAAATTCTAGTTGGATTAATATAAACGTTATCATATTTGTCAACAATAGAATAATCAAATCCATCCCAATTTTTATTTACATGAATTAATATAATCGGAGCATTAACAAATTTATTAATATTTTGTATTACATTTTCAATAATTTCGTTATTTTCATGTACAGGCAAATTAAATAATAGTTTCATTTTAACCTTTCAAACTTTTCAACACAATATTTCATTTCCGAATCACGTAATTTCATTAATTCTTGGTCTTTAAACGCTGATGCATCATGCTCTCTAAAACAAACTAAAATATCATTTAATATTATTGGATCACCATGATAAAAATATGTTCTATAAAAATATTCGCCATCAACAATCCATAATAAATTTTCGTCCATTTCTAATAAACACGTTTTTCTAACAGCATACGCGGATGGATTACCTGTTGTATTATCGCCGTTAACAATTTTATTTCCATACCACGGTGTTCTAGTATCAAAAAATTGAGTTCTATCTGAGTTACAATGAGTAAATCCAATCAATAACCAATTACCGCTATTTGTAGAAAAAGCATCTACAATTTTTTGAAGAGCAAAAGGATCAACAAAAAAATCGTCCATAAATAAAATTTTTATGATATCTCCAGTAGCATGTTTTAACGCAGAATTAACATTAGCTGCAGTAATACCCTGTTTTTCATTATATTGTATATATTTAATATCAAAAACATGCGAAAATGTATCACAAATCAGTTTTAAATTATTTTCAGAACTTTGATCGGAAATTACAATTTCAAAATTTTTATATGTTTGGTACATTAAATTTGAAAACATTTCAATAAGAAATTGTTCACCCAATTTATTTTTCATTGTGTAAATTGGAACACAAATCGATACTTTCATAATTAAATTTGAATTGGAATTAAAAGAGTTGGTAACTCCGGATTACCAAAAGTTATATTTTTATTTACATCTGATACATTAAATATACTACAATATGAATCTAAAATATCTGTTATATCATATCCCATGGTTTTTAGGTTATTAATATAATTTATTTGTGTGTAATACGCAGAATTATAATCGTCGCCAACAAATACAAAAATATCGTTATATTTTTCATAAATAATTTTACACACATCAGATCTAATAATCCCATTAGATATTTGAGGATGAATAACTTGATCCCCTGACCCGCCAGCTTTACTACAAACTAATGGTGTTTGTAGCGTAGCTCTATCAATAAAAGGTTTATAAAAATTAGGATTTGTTGGAATATAATCGTCTTCTATCATAAAAAAATGATTATATTTATTTTTTGATAAATTATATTTTATTGCATCATTCCAAGCGCCATACGAAAAACCAATATTTTCTCTATATAGAATATTATAGTACGATTCATATTCACGCAATTCCGTTGGATAAATCCCACTAACAACAAATGTTGGTTCTATTTTTGTAGCATCACATTCTTTTAAAAACTTAATATGCCGTTTAAAAAAGAATAATGGATCTTTTGATAATAAAGAATTACAAAAAGGGCTTAATCTAGAACCAAAATATAAAGCTACAATATAATTAATCATAATTATTTAACATTTGAACAATAGTATCTAATTCTAATTGCGATAACCACCACCCATTTGGAATGTTAATTTGAGTATCAGAAAAAGAATCAACTCCTGGAAGAATATTTTCTTTGAACTGTATAGTACAATCATACAAATCATTTCTATAATGAACAGGACTTGACGCAATACCATGTTCTTCTAAATATTTAACGAATTTATCCCTTTCTCCACCTAAAACGTGCATGGTAAATAGCCAATACGAGCAAGTATCATCCCACTCAGGTAAAATTAATTTGGGGTTGTTAATATTTTCTATAAAATATTTACTATTATTTCTATGTTTTGTAACTGAATCTCTAGCAGAATCAATATTCGATAGTCCAATAGAAGCATTAATATCGTTCATGTGATATTTAAAACCAGCTTTTTGAATATTTTGAGTGCATCTAAATGAAGCACCTTTAGTTCTATCTAAACCAAACCATCTCAATAATCTTGCTTCGTGTTCTTTTTCTTTTGGACAAATTAAAATACCACCATCACCAGAAGTTAAAAACTTTATAGCTTGAAAACTATATGCAATATAATCCCCTCTAATTAAATTCTTGCTTTGTGAAAACACATCCCATGTATGAGCTGCATCTTCAATAACAGGAACCCCAAAAGATTTTAATCTTGAAAAATCGCAAATTTTTCCAGCCCAATTAACAGCAACAATTGCTTTAGTTTTATCTGTAATCAATTTTTGTACAGATACAGGATCAATAAGACCTGTAATGGGATCAATATCAGCCCACCGAATTTTTGCTTTTCTGTGAACAATATGAGTATTTGACGCCCAGCATGTCAATGGCGTAGCAATAACCTCAGAATCATTATCAATACCACATAATTCTAATGCCAAATCAATAGCAGAAGTACAAGAATTTACAGTAACTGGCCTAGTATAAGAACCCAATTCTTTCCACAAAGTATCTTCAAATTGTTCTACAACAGAACCTTGACCGATAAATCCAGATTCCAATACTGATGATACAGAACTTGCTACCGTATCAGACATTCTAACTTTAAATAATTGAATCATAATCACCTCAAATTGATGAGTTAAGTTTATTATATTCCATCATAATAATATTTCCATCATCATGAGTAACAATAAACCCTAATTTATTATAAATGACAAAAGCTTTAATATTCGATTTTAATACTTCCAATTTAATTGGAAGATCAGATCCTACATTTTCTAGTAACATCTCAAACAAAATACTACCAAAACCTTTACCGCGAGCATCAGGTAATAATCCACCTGAAATTAAATACTCTGTTGGTTCTTTTCTAATTAACCCATATCCAATAGGATCAACTATAACACCGTGTTGAATGTTATATAATAAAAACAAGTCCATTGTATTCGGCAAATTTTTAAACCATCTTTGTTGTTGTTCTGGTGAAATATAAGAACAATCTCTAGTCATAAAATCTTTACACGAATTCCTAATTACTCTTAATATCTCAGCATCAGATTCAGTTTCAACTCTTTTAAATACTATACTCATCATAACCTCTGCAAAAATACGTCATTGAATTGTTGCATTACTCTATCAGGAGAAAATGGGACAACAATTTGGTCTACATTATTAAATTGTTTATGTTTAACTTTCATTATGCATTCTAACAACTCATATTGATTATTATATATCATTCCATATTTCGACAATAAATTAACATTATTTTTATCTCTTCCACCACCAAACGAAATTACAGGTTTATTTAATGCTAAAAATTCGCAAATAGATAACCCAAACGATTCTCCATCTGATCTAGCGTGTATCATAGCATCACAAGATAAAATAAAATTAATTTTTTCTTGTTTAGTTAAAATTGGATCCAAAAATTTCACATTTGGGTGATCAATAAATTTTCGCGTATTAACAAACAAAAATACTATTGTTGGATCAAACGAAACAATAAAATTTATTATTTCATATACCATTGGGATATCAAATTGATCAAATCCACCATATCGACCAAAAATTATTTTTTCTTGAGAAATTCCAAGTTTGGGTTTAATATTAATAAATCCAGTTTGTTTCAAATCAACTATATGTGGAACTACAGGATAAGAACCACCGCTGGCTGTTTCTGATAACCAATGAGAAACATAAGCATATACATCACCATGCGGTTGGTAAAAATTAAACGTTGCATGAATTAAATTTCGCTTACATTCAACGATATTACCATCATTAAAACCTGCTTTTAATGTGTAAACTGTGTCACAATTTCGTTTATCTAGTTCCGATATTAATTCCAATTTTGATTCATACTCAATAACATCAAAATTTGATTTAAATAAATTTACAATATCAGTTTTTTTTGAAAAATTTTCATCATTGCCTACAGTCAATATAGATTTATTATAACAAATAATAGAATCGTTATTTAATATTTTTTGATTGTAGTATGCATAATCAAAAATAGCTGTTGTTGTACCTCTAAACGATAAATTATCGTGGTGAAATGCTAATTTCATAAATTACCTACAAATTTTGCCCTGATACTCATCAGTAGATTTAAACATACCTGTTGTATTAAATGTTCCATCAACAATTTGTTGACATCTTATAGAGAATAAATCAGCGTTCTGTTTATATCTTCCTTGATACAAATGATATACTGAATCAGAAAAAACTGTACCAATACCAAAATACCCATAATTACCTAATCTCCAAACACCCTCAATAGGTTCTCGTTCAAAATATGTTGGATATAGCGCTTTATATGGAATTTTATTCTCTTCAGCTAAATACGAAATTTCTTCAGAAACATCTCCTCTAAGATTAGCGCAAAAAGAAGGTTTACCAATCGCCAACCAAAAATCTCGATAAATAAAATAAAATACTGCAGCGCCACAAATATGAGAATACGGGAAAATATGATTAGCGCATTGAGCTAATCCAATAAACGATTTATTTTTATATGCATAATCAATTGAAGAATTAATAATATTAACATTAAGTGGAACACAATCAATATCTAAAATTCCAACAACATCAGCTGTTGAATTTTGCATAACCATATCAATCCATTCGCCATGCCCAACACCATTTAAATGATGATAATTTACAGGGATTTTAAAATGATCCATAACCATTTTATTTGATTCTAATAAATATTCAGAATTATCCCAATATAAACTGTGAATTTCTACATTCATAAAGTTGCTACCCAATCAATAATTCTTTTGATAACATCTTCTGATGTATGGTCATCCCACACAGGGGCAACTTCTAATTCAATAATATCTCCAGTTGAATCCCAAAATTGATTAACCGGAAGATGATATGTTACTATTCCTGTCGGTAAATTCATTCCTGCAATAAACCAACCATCATATGCAGTTCCATCGTTATGCACTCTACTTTTCCAAGAAAGATGTTTATGAGACTTCATTAAACCTGCAAATAAACTGCATCTATGTGCATATAACTCATTAAATGTGTGATATCCATCTGAAATATTACCAACATCACAATCAATTGTAACTTTACCCATTACATCCTCCAAGGAAAATTTCCATCATATTTTTGAGCCATTTTATAATTACCATGTTCAAAAAATTCTTTTGTTACTGAACCCTCATTACCATCTAACCGATAATTTACTGTATATTTACCAGTACATTCATATTTCGGGAAATATTGAGCTAAAGCTTGACGCACAACTCTGTCTTGCCCCCATCCACCATGCCACGCACCAGCAATTGCAACAGCAACTTGCCTTTTTAAACAATAACAATTAGTGTCTATATGATATGTATTGGTCCAAGCTTCCCATTTACCTAAACTTTCGCAATCATCATAACACAAAAAATTACCTTTTTTATCAGTAATATTTCGTAAACCATAAACCCAATCACTATTACTGGTTTCTAATGAGTTGATCATAGATTCAACATGATTGGGTTCTAACCAACAATCTTGATCTAAAAAAAACACATAATCATGATTTACTAAATGAGAAAATCCAGCATAGACTCTATGACCATAAAATCCATTAGCGCCTACATTATCTGTTAAATAAACAATTTGTTTTTCTAAAGAAGATTGGTGTTTGACAAGAATCTTATCGACTTTACCGCGATGTTCTTTTCCGTCCACTACAATAAGGGCAGTCAAATTCGTATACGATTGACCAGAGAGACTCTGGATGGTCTGAGCGAGAGTTTCAGCTCCAGTTGTAGGGACAATTACTACAGCACTTTTCATATTACACCTTAAAATCGCTAAAAGATTTTTTATCAAATTTATTAGATTGTACGCTTTTATATATTTCTACAGGATCTTGAGTGCCAGCATCAACTATACCTTCTTGAGCAGAATTTTCAACATCATACAATTTCATCCTAGCTCTATCAACACCAACAACAAATCGTTTATTTAGATTTAAATCGCGATAACGATTTTTTAATTGTTTCAACATTATCTGTCCAAGATCATATAATTCTTCTGAATTAATAATAGCCAACATAAAATCAGCAATAGCTGGAATACCAAATGATTCAGAAACATCATTCATATCAATATCGCTAGATTGAGCACCACTACGAGTTGTTTGAGTAGCTGTTACAACTGGAATATTAAATTCCTGAGCGAAACCCCGTAATTCTTCACCAATAGCTTTGATATATGTATAAGAGTTAACACCACCAGTCATTTTCATTCTTGAACTAGCGCAAATGTTAAGATAATCAATAAACACAACATCAGGAGTAAAATTTTTCTTTAATCTTAATTCATTCAACAAAGTTCTAAAATGATTAACATTTGCAGAAGCTGTTGGATATTCTTTAATAAACATTTTACCAACAGTTTTAGATTTAATATAATTTAATTTTTTCGTATAAGATGTTTTATCCATTTGCATCAACTCATCCATTGTTACACGAAGAGTATTTGCATCTATACGTTTTGCGATTTCTTCTTCAGCCATTTCACATGTTATATACAATACATTATAACCACTTTGTTGAAAACTAGCTGCCCAATCGCACATCATCAAACTTTTACCACCATGAGGTGGAGCAAGAATAACATTTAAAGTTTTCTTTGGTAAACCATTATTTGTAATTTTATTAAGAAATTCTAATGAAAAAGGAATTCGTTCATCAATTTTATGGTAATAATCAAAACGGTTTTCAGAATCATCTAGATAATCATGACCAACACTACTATCAAAAGATATTGCTAATGCGTCAGATAATAATTTAGGAATACTACCTTTAGATAGTTCACCATGTTTGTTATCTAAGATAGTAATAGCTTCACGAACTGCATTAAAAATTGCTTTTTCTTGACAAAAAACTTCTGTTTTATCAACTAACCAAGAAATATCTACAGTTTCAGATTTACTTTCATGCAATTCATTTAATAATTCTAATGTTTCTTTATATTCATCATCAGAAATTTGTTTTTCATTAATTTGAATAATTAATGCTTCATAAGTTGGAATTGTACCGTATTCTGTAACGAAAGAGGATATTTCGTTAAAAATAGTCCTCTCTCTTCTTTCAACAAAATAATCTTGTTTTATAAACGGCAAAACCTTTCTAATATACTCTTCATTATAATGAAGATTCTTCAATATTAGTCGATTCAGATTCAATGGTATTCTCCACGCTTTTCATAATAATATCTAATAAAATATCTCCTACTGTATCTTTAAATTCTACAGTTTGAAATAACTCCGTTGGTTTTTCGGCATCATAAACAACATCATAATTAAAACTTAATACAGCATTTCCATCAGGATTATCAGTTCCATCATCCTGAACACTAACTTCGCTTAACGTTAAAATTACATCCTTAAATTCACCTGAATTAAATTTTATACCAGTTGCACCATTTACCTCAATAAAATTATACTCTACAATTTGTTTTTCGTCAATCATTAATTTCTCCTACCAAATATTAAACCAAATTCCAGTTCCATGAACCCACGCTACTGGAACCGCAATGGCTCCAGCAATTAAAAATAACCATTCACTATTTTGAATACAAGTTACAACATGAGTAATCCAGGCAGCTAGTCCCCATCCAATAAATAAAATGCAAAACCCAACAACACCCAAATATACTTGTTCATCTGATGTCAATTTTTTCATATTATTCTTCCTCCTCATTAGCTACAACAAACGCAGTTTCAATATCTTTATCAGGAACGGTATCATTAGCTAATAACGCTCCATGAGATACTTGATAATTTTGTTTGAGCCAAGCAGAAAAAGATTTATCTAAAATAATAGAATTCCAAAAGTCATTTGAATCAGTATCTTTAATACGATATTTTTTATCTTCAATTTCACCAGTTACTGTATTTACTTTTGAATACCAACCATTACTAGGTTTTACTACATGACCTGATTCAAGAGCAATATCCAATAATCCACTCCATTTTGAAATACCTCCTTCAAATTTTACAGTAATAGGTATTTTAGATTTTTCTCGTACATAACGAGATTTTTCAACATTAATAACAAAATTATAACCAGCTAATTCTGACCCATCTTTTTCTTGTTGACGACCAATAATCCAAATTGTATCTGACGAATAAATTGAACCAGTACCACCAGAAACAACATCTTTTGCATACAATTCCATTGTTTTGTAAGTATGGTTAATAACAATTAATGGAATATCTTTAATTGTTAAACTTGGAGTAACAATACGGAACAATGATTTTAACTGTTTTGCTCTAGTCATATCAACTGTTGATTTACCATCAAGAGCATCTTCAACTTCTTTTTTAGATGCCAAGTTACCAACAGAATCCACTAAGATAATAACTTTATCTTCATGAGACAACACATTTACTTGTTGACTTAGATCAAATTTTAATTGCTCAACATCTGAGATTGGAGAATGTAAAACACGGTCTAAATCAATACCAACTGAAGAAAAATATGCTTGAGGAGTACCAAATTCTGAATCATAGAATAATAATACCGCTTCTGGATATTTGTCCAAATAAGCTTTCGCCATAATTAACGAAAATAATGTTTTAAAATGTCTACTTGGGCCAGCAATAGTTGTTAATCCTGGAGTCAACCCACCATCCAAACTACCAGATAGAGCAATATTAATTGCAGGTACTGATGTTTGAATCATATCTTTTTTATTAAAGAATTTAGATTTAGATAATACTGCTGTTTCTTTAATCGTACTATTCTTTTTAATTTTATCTAATAAACTCATACTATTTTCACCTCTTTTTTATTATATTCAAAATCGTAATCATCGTTAAAATGTTTAATAAAACCACAATGCATAAATTACCTACCTAACTAAAAAAATCTTCAATACTATTCATTCGTTCATGAGACCAACCAACAGCCTCTAACATACCATTTAATGGATCTAAAAATGTTTTTTCGTACTGTTTCTCGTAATCAACATACTTATCCAACCCAAATTCAGGAGGTAATCCAACTGAAAATGAAATTACTTCATTTTTTAATGGATTAGGTTTTTTCAAATAACAAAACTTAATATTCTCACCTTCACCAATATTTTCATACTTATGGTGAAGGTTTAATTCTTTAAGTCTAGTATTATATAGAATAGCTCCTTTAGTATGGATAGGACAACCGCTGGCATACAATGTTTTTGAATCACTATATTTTTCAATACCATTTACGCCACGCGGAAATGAAATTTCTTCAACAGAATAATTGTAAAATTCAGATTTAACACCGGAAACGAAATCCTGAACATCAGATTCAGTACCATTTAAGATTAAACCTACAGATTTCTTTAATTTATCTCTAATAACTTTCGGTGTTGAAGATTTAACAACTTCTAGACCCATAATTTTTAATTTAGGTTCGTTATACACAACACCTTCATTTTCGTAAACGTTTAATGCATAACGTTTTTTGCCAGTCCAAAAACCTTTAGAACTAATCGCTTCTAATTTAAACGAAATACAATCCCGATGTACATTTGTATACCGCTGAAGTTCATAACAACATTCATTAATGATTGGATCAATTTTTTCTCGACAAATTTTACTTAGTACAGGAATAATTTCCTTAACATCTTTATTAGAATAAAATTTATCAACAATCGACTCAAGTGTTAAATAAATTGAATCAGTATCTTGATAAATTACCCAAGGATATTGAGTTTTAAATAGAGAATTCAATTTTTTATCTACATATTCACCAACGCTGATAATAATATATCGACCAGATAAAGTTACAGCTCTAGCATTTTCTAAAGTATAATATCTAAAGAATGCATTACCTAGTGCGCCATACAAACTATTCATAGCAATTTTAAATGCCATTTGTTCGTTATTATATTTTGAGATTAAATTATGTAATCGTTTATATTCAGCTTTAGCTTCTTTTTTATCTATTTTAGAACCTTTTAATAATTCTAATTCGCTCTCATAACGCAACATTGTTGATTTTGCTTCTTTACGTTTTTTCATGTAAATATCAATCAACTCAGGGATCACACCAACTTTATCTTTTCTATACATAGCACCATTAGCTGCTACAGTATATTCCTCAGGAAAATCGTATTCTTTATTCAGCAACCCTTTAGTTGTAATGTTACCATCAAACATACCAACAAAGGTCTCTAGGGATATGTTCCAGGTCTGCATAATACTTGGATACAGACTGGTAGCATCAAAAGCAGTAACCCACTTGTAGAATCCTGGAATTGGTTCGCGGACGAACGCTCCTTCAAACTGTTCTGATTTACTATTCTTAGATCTTGGTGGAATAACAACATTTTTAGATTTCAAATGATTAAAAATAATTGAATCCCACATACGAATTTGACTGAATACGTCACCATAATTAACTTTTGCCAAATAAGACGTAGTTAAACATAGTTCGAGCAATTTCATTTTGTCTTCAAGTTCATCTACTCTATCGCAATCGATAGTGTTATATAAGACAAATTTATTCCACCCATAAGTATAAAAATCTTTAAACGTATCAAATTCGCTATGATCTAATTTACCACAATTTAATTCAACTTGAGCAATAGTCTCTAAACGATAATTTTCTTGTTTTGTATAAGTGTATTTTTTGTATAAATCTCTAAAATCAACAACAGGAACACCAACAATTTCATAAAGAGTTGTAGCTTTACCATAATCATCTTTGGTTTTTCGTTCTTTAATACGATTCCAGGGACTTAATTCTTTAAGCCTATCTTCACTACAAATATTTTTAATTCGATTTACAAGATATTTTATATCAAATCCTTCAACATTCCACCCTGTAATAATATCTACATTAGAACGTTTCCAGAAATCAACAAATTGATTTAATAATGAATATTCGTCTTGACATAAAATTAAATCACAATTTTCTATTGGATCTCCAGTGTATTCTCTGGACATAAATGTTGTATTGCGTTTTGTTTTCATGTTCTTCATAGTAATAAGAAGAACTTCTTCACTTGCTTGATCAGGATTAGGAAAACCAGATTGTTCTGTTGCAGTTTCAATATCAAGAACAAATGAATTAATATGATCCATACTCCAGTCAATCAGTCCAGTAAATTTATCAGAAATAAACTGGACATCAAAACCTATATCACCATAAATTTCAAAATTATCTACATCAGCATATCGTTTAATAAAATCTCTTGTTTCACTAATACTTCCTGGTTGAATTTCTTCTACATATTGACCGAAAAGGTTTTGCCACTCACTTTTCTTATTAGATTTCACATAAACTTTAGGCGAGTATTCTAATTTAAATTGAACTCGTCTACCGTCTTCAATTCCCTTATAAAGAATACTATTGCCTAAAATTGATACATCTGTGTAAAAATTTGACATTTATTTACCTAAAATAAATTTTGGAGAAGGTGTTGTAATATGGCCAAAAATTGTATTATATTGTTCTAAAAATTCTTGATCAATCTCAATATAAAATACAATTCTATCAGGATTAAAAGTTATCTTAATATCTGATAGTGGTTTATTAAATGCTGGAAATGGAGCAAAACCAATATTTTGTTGATTTGAATTTTCTCTAGGAGGAACAGCAATTAACTGTACAGGATTTTTATATACATCGCCTAATTCAGTTGTTTCTACATATTCAGCAATAACATCTTCACCAGTTGCTGTTCTAAACATTCTAATATTTTCTGACATCATTTTTCCTCATATTTTATGACTTCAACGCCACATTTTGTTAAGAATTGAATACCATCATTTGATCGATATTCATTTTTGTAATATACAGTTTTAATACCAGAACTGTATATTATTTTCGAACACTGTAAACACGGACTGTGTGTACAGATTAAAATCGCGCCAATTCCAGATTCAGTAGAACTAGCTAATTGTGAAATTGCGTTTGCTTCAGAATGAATAACCTCATCATAAGTTTTTAATCCACGCCAGAAAAAAGAATCTGGAATTGACTCAAACCGTTGTTTATCTTCATCGGATAAATCAAAATATTCGGTATCTGATAAAAATATTTCTCGCTCGCATTTATTGGGTTCCCAACCTGATGGAAGACCATTATAACCACAGCTAATAATTCGATTATTTTTTATGATAACTGTACCGACTTTTAATCGTTCAGCATAAGAGAGTTGCGCTGTGCGATCAGCAACATCCATGAAATATTTAACAAATTTATTTTTCATAACAACACCAAAAATTTACTATACAATTATTATACTATAATAATTAATTTTTGTAAAGCAAAAAAAAAACGGCAACTATGGTTGCCGTTTTGAGATACCTATTCTATATTAAATATTTTAGGTTTATGATGTTCTGGAATTACGTTTTTTAACGTTACATATAACATGCCGTCGGACAATGATACTTTCTCAACTTCAACTGTATCCGCGAGAGTAAACGTTCTTTTGAAATCTCTTTCTGCAATCCCTTTATAGATGTAATATAAAGAATTTGGGTCTTTATTTGTTGATCCAGAAATTGTTAGTTTTCCGGAATCCAGAACAACTGAAATTTGCGGTTTAGAATAACCAGCAACCGCCATTTTAATTATAAACTCTTCATCAGATTTTTTTACAATATCATATGGTGGAAATCCAGTTTGAGGTTTTTCTAATTCTTGGATTCTACGAAATAATTCGTCAAATCCAATAAAAGCTGAATTGTGAATTGATCTAAAATTTTGTTGGTCGAACAAAGATAATGACTTTGTCATAAGTTTCTCCTTAATAATAAGCAAGATTTATTGTAATACAAAGGTTCCCGAAGCGAACCTTTATTTTTGTAGGACCACCCTACAAAACTATTTAGCCACCAGCAAAAACGTTTCCGCTTCCACTAGAAATATTTCCAGCATCAGCAGAATCACCATTTCTGGCTACTGGTATACCATTTACAAAAACGGTACCAGATCCAGCATTGATTTTCGCGGAATGAGGAACACAAGAGTTACCAACGGGGATATTATGGATTCGTATTGCATCACCTTTTCTACATGCACCTTCACCATTAACAAACACATTTCCTGATCCAGCTTGGGTCACGGTTGAAGAATCGCAACCGTGACCCGTATTTATTGAATCTGTCCCATCTTTCCTAGCGATGGCTGGCATTATTTTTTAACCTTTCCAATATTATATTTACTTACAAGATTATATTCATGCTTTTCTTTGTAAGATAAAATTTTAATTTGACTAATTGGAACTAATGGAGATTTTGATTTATCTAGATTTCTAATTTCCAATAATTCCCAATCTTGTAGTAAATTAACAATGGTATTTCTTCGGGCGATATCATTTTCGCTAATTTCATGAGTTTTATTATCTAACCCAAATAATTCTTTAAAATGTATAATCGCATATCTACCTTGTCTATGTAGAATATGACAAGATTGATATAAAGTTTTATCTTTTTTTGATAAAACTCCAATACGAGATAAAGTTTCTTTGATTTTTAAAAAATCATTTTCATCAATGAACACTTCTATTCCGAATCCATTAAAAATATCACTCATTTTATAACTCCAGTTTTATCTATAACTTCCTTAATTGTTTTTATTTGATCAGGAGTAAGAATTCTCAATGCTTCCTTTGCTTTTTCGGAAGAATACCCGAAATATTCTTTTACACTCTGAATATCATCTGATTCGCTAGATTTATACCACTTTTGAAATGGTCGTTTCTTAGCTTTTAATGTATTTAGGTAAAAGTGGTATTGTAACTTGTTATCCAAATTTGGATAACGATTCATTTCGTTAACATATAATATTGTATCGTTATGTTGAGAAATTGCTCTATTAACGATATAAGGTTTATATTCTTTTTCGTTTTCCGGAGTTAAAATATCTGTTTTAGTTTGTAATACACTAGGTAAAACTTCCTTGAATAAATCAAGCATAATTCCCCCTATTTAAATTCCAAATCTACCATACATTCAGTAAAAAATGCCATTAAATTAATTTCATGATCAACAACAAAAGCTGTTTGGTATTGATATTTACCAATCAATAAAACTAATGGTGGAACAGAACTTGGTTTCAAAATTTCATTCATATTATCATATAATTTTCGATAAATTGTATGACTATCATTATCTAAATTATCAATAACCCATTTTCTAACATTAATAAAATCTTTTTCTTTCATTGCTTTTATTAATGGAGTAATATTTACATCAGAAACTTGAGCTAATAATCCAGCATCAATAACTCCACCCATAGAATAACGTTGCAACTCATTTAATACTCTACGATTATCTGGATAATATTTTGCAACTACCTGAGCAACAACTTCTTTATTATATGTAACGTTTTCTTGATCAAGAATAAAACAAACCCGTTTTAAAAATCGACCCATTAATTTTTGTTTATCTTCTTTAGCAATTTTCACATCAACCACAGAACATCTAGAATGTAGCGGTTCGATGATACGATTTTTATAATTGCAAGTAAAAATAAAAGAACAGTTAATTGAAAATTCTTCAATAGCGTTACGAAGCGCTGGTTGCAAAGAATTTGCATTAAGATAATCTGCTTCATCTATAATAATCACTTTACGCCCACCAGATAATGAAACTGATGATGCATAATTTTTAATTTTACCCCTCAGAACATCAATACCATTTTCATCAGATCCATTAATGATGATATAGTCACAACCTACTTCTTTACATAACGCTTTTGCAATAGTAGTTTTACCAACACCTGCTGAACCAGCGATTAATAGATTAGGAATTTTACCTTGATTAGCAAATTCTTGAAAAGTAGATTTGATCGATTCAGGAAGAACACAATCAGCAATTTTCTCAGGACGATATTTTTCGCACCACAACATTTGTTCACGCATAATATAATCTCACATTTTAAACATAAAAAAAGGGCGACCCAAGCCACCCTAAAATTTCAAATTATTCAGCTGAATAACCGGATACAATATTTACATATAATTTAGCAAATTCTTTATCTTCAGTATTTTGCTCAGCAAAATTTTGTTTATGATAAGTTCTAGCTAGACGATTAATAATTTTCTTGGGAAGATCAATCTCATCTTTAATAGAATCGACAATATCCTTTACTGCTAACTTTTCATTATCAACTCGAGAAAGATGAACTGAAATTTCTTTTAGCCCATCAATTAAAGTTTTTTGTTGTTTTTCGTCTAAAGTACCAAATACAGTTTCAATTGATTGTGACATAATTAACCTCCAAATTTAGAGGAAGTTTCGATGGTTACCCAGTACTTCAATTCACTTGAAGTTGAAGTCCATGTTGAGATACCTTTACTAGAAATCTCAACATCATAAGTATCAGGAATAACTTTTAGATTTTCAGTTTTAAACACCAATTTAAAAACTTTACCTTCTGGGTCGACATCAGCTAGTTCTAACGAGTTTGTATGACTAGCATCATTAGATTCATCAAAAGTCAATAAATCAACTGTAGTACCATCTGATTCAACAGCAATATGCGGAGCGCCTAATACGCTAGCAGTTTTTAGAACCCAGTCTAAATCTTCTTTTGAAAAAGTAAATTTAACATCTACTGATGGAAGATTAGGACGTTTATCTGGAGCAACTACAATCATTGATGGATCTGTAATACGATATTTAATTTTTGAACGACCACCACGACCTTTAATAATTACATGACTAGAATCAAATTCTAATTCTGAACCTTCTTTGAACAAAGAAGTAACTGAAAGAAAATTATTTAAATCATAAATCCCGAAATCTTGAGGGATTTCTTCGCTAATAGCAGCATCAGCTAAAATATTTTTCTGAGGACTCATTGTTGAAACGGTACTACCCTTTTTAAAGTAAATACCTTGATTGATTGTTGCAAAGTTTTTTAGGATCGCAGTTGTTTCTGGGGAAATTTTCATACTTTATTATCACCTCATGTTAAAAAATCATTTACATTATATATTGTACTATATGTTGACTAAAAAGTCAAATATTTTTTGGTGGGTCTCCTGGGACTCGAACCCAGATCAACCGATTATGAGTCGGACGTTCTAAACCTTTGAACTAAAGACCCGAAAATTTATTTTTTCATTTTTCTACCTTTTATCCAATTCTCAGGTATCGGATCAGTATTTTTTATTTTTTTATTGTCAATTCCGTTCGTTATCCAAATAGACCCAAATTGAGAATTTTTGCAACCTACTTGTTTACCAATAGCGCGTTGTTTCATTTGGAGTTTAGATTCATCAGTATGAAACTTCCCTTTAAAACTAAAATTTGGGGATAAAGTCATCTCGCCATTTTTCCAACGCTTTTTAGTGTTGTCTCTAAGTTTAATTTTGACGCTATCTATTTGATATGGATAACAAACTCCATATTTTTTTAATATAGTTTTATCAGCAGTTTTTCTAGCCAGTTTGTTTTTTGAACGCCTAAGAGTATCATTAGAATTAATATAATCCCAACCACCAAAACCGCCAATCTTCAAATTATATGTATTCTCAGTTGCTAAAAATTCTTCAGTTACAATTTCTGCTTCTTTTGAATACATATCTTCTTTGTTGTCATAAACAAAAAGTATTTCTTTTTCGAAATTTTTAATTCCATATTTTTGTTGGGCGTATTTCAGGTATTTTCCTGAACCCATATAATTATCGTCAAGATTTTTGGTCTTATGGCTTCCAATATAGAATTTGCCGTCTATCTTGTTTGAAATTTTATAAATTGTAAAGTACATAAATTTTCTTTAAATACTTTTATTTATAAAAGTTCGAGTTTCGATACAACTCGAAGGGAGCGAGTAAGGGGATTCGAACCCCTACCTTCAGTTTGGAAGACTGTAATGCTACCATTAACACCATACTCGCAATAACAATTAGAAATTATTTTAAATTTTGGCGGAGAGTATTGGACTCGAACCAATACATCGATTTCTCGATGACGGTTTAGCAAACCGCTCCATTAACCGTTCTAGCAACTCTCCAAAATGTCTGGCAGGGTTACGTGGGCTCGAACCACGAACGACAGAATCAAAATCTGTTGTGTTACCATTACACTATAACCCAATTAATTTGGCGGAAGGTCAGAGATTCGAACTCTGGGAAGGTTTCACCCTTCAACGGTTTTCAAGACCGTCCGTTTCAGCCGCTCACGCAACCTTCCTAATTCTTTATAGACATATTTGGGGTGATCGGTGGGACTTGAACCCACAAAATCCTGAATCACAATCAGGGACGTCTACCATTCCGTCACGACCACACCAAATAGGTCTATGTTTGGTACCCATGGTAAGATTCGAACTTACAACAATTGGTTTCTAAGACCAACTCCTCTACCGATTGGGATACATGGGCAATAATTTTTGCTTATGTTGTTATTGTAATAACAACTCTAGTTGTGGTTTGAGAGGCATCTTATCAGAGTCGAGAAGCACTTACCCACCATAGCATAAAGCGATACTATACATTTTGGTATCCCGACGGAGAATCGAACTCCGATTGCATGGATGAAAACCATGTGTTCTAACCATTAAACTACCAGGATAAAATTTATACAGATTTTAAAATAAAAGCCATTTTCTCCATCTCTTGGAATCGAACCAAGCTCATACGGTTTAACAGACCGACCGCAACACCTTGTGCGTTAGATGGAGAAAATGGCTTTTTACATCTTATTCAATGCTAGAGCTATTATTATACTATAGACTATATTAAAAGTCAAGCATTATTTACTACAATATCTAAAATTTTCAATTCAAGATCACGAAATGATCCATCATTCTCAACAACATGATCAACATGAGGATTACCTATCCACTCATACTCAGATTTATGTATCTTATGTTCTAGAGCATATTTTTCCCACTGTGCAGGAATTGTTTTCATACAGCTTTCATGCCATTTCCACCAATCAGGTCGAGTTTCTGTTCTATCAACCTGAACCAATAATGAGTTTAGAGATTTAAGAAATCTTATTTCATTATTAAATCTAACATCAGTAATAACAACATTTTCATGTTGAAGAATTTTTCGTTCTAAACTATCAACCCATATAGTATCTATAAGGTTATTTCTACAAACTTCAGTTCCAAAAATTTGTAAAATATATCTTGGTGTAATATCTCTATTAAATTTCTCTGACCAAAACGGATCAATTATTTCACGAAATTCTCTAGATTCTGTTGTATCACCTTCAAGTAAAGTTCTTTCCCAACCGAAAATAGCAGAAACGCTATCTTTTAAACTACCCGCAAAAGATAATGGAACAAAATTATGTTCTGTTTCTAAAATTTCACCAACAGTTCCTTTACCTGAACCGATAAAACCCAATAAACCAATAATCATAATATCACCAATTTAACCAAAATATTTCGTTTTTTCAAACGAACACTTTTAGAAAATTCTCTATCAGAGATCATTTGCTTAAATGAACCTTTATCATACATTTTTAAAAAGTTAATTTTAGCATCTAATTCTTTTATTTCAGTATCAACAAATCGAATTTCATCAATTAAAGTTCTATTCATAATAAAATACCTAAAATTGGAAGCGGAGAGTTGGAATTGCACCAACGACCTCTAGGTTATGAGCCTAGCATTCTACTACTGAACTATCCCGCAATAATTAATCAGAACTCTTGTATATATCTACACTTTGGTAGAAACCTAACAGGTGGCGTACAACTTTCACTGTTTATATTGTACTATTAAATTGGTCTCTCTGCTTCGATTTGAACGAAGGACAATGCGCCCCAAACGCATCATGTTACCAGACTACACTACAGAGAGATGTTTTACATATTCGTCTATAATTTTGGAGCCCCACCCCAGAATCGAACTGAGATCAGATGATTACAAGTCAACTGTAATAGCCATTATACTAGAAGGGCAAAATCTTTATGCTAATAAATCTTTAACTAATTTACTAGCAATTGTACCATCATATCTACCTAAATATTCCGATTTTAATTTACCCATAATTACTCCCATTGATTTAGGAGATTTTTCAGGTAATTCAGAAATTAAATTATTTATAATTTCTGTTAATTGAATATCAGTTAGTAGTTCAGGTAAGTATTTATTATAAAGTGAAATTTCAAAATCTAAAAATTCGTTAGAACCTTTAATTTTAATAATTTCTTCAACACCAACTTTAAATTTTCTGATTACAGCAAGAACTTCTTCGTTGGTGGATTCACAATTACGTTTTGTTTTACCCACCATAGCTGCTTCAGAATAAAGAGTTGTCAATAAAGTCAACAACCTAGCATCTTTATTACGTCTAGCCGCATCTAAATCATTTCTAATTATACTCAATAAACTCATAATATTCTCTAAGGTTTAACCCAAAACCAGCAATCATGATATGTTATTCGTAAATTTTGATTAATATCGATACCTTGTTCTTGCATAAATTCAAAAACAGCACGTTGAACTTCTTGTTTATGCCAAGAAAAATCGTGACCAGCAAAAATACCACCAGATTTCACTTTACTATAATAATTTCTAATATCTCTATTAACAGCTTCATAACTATGATCACCATCAATAAAAATATAGTCTAACGAGTTATTTGGAATTTTATCTACAGCATCTACAGCTGTCTCATTAATAAACTCAACTCTATCATTAAATGGCGCAATATTTTCTAAAAAAACTGCTTTAATTTTGTCGCAATGATCTTGCGACACAAAATTAGTTGGCCCATCTTGATATTCAATATAAGGATCAATAGTGTACAATTTAGATAAATTTGGTAAATTTTCTAAAAAATAAACTACATTCGTACCAGCATAACATCCAACTTCACAGCCAATTAAATTTTCTCCATGACATCTTAATAAAGGTATTAAACCAATAGCAGAAGTCCAAGGAATTGGCCAGTGCCCCTTTTCTTTTAAAACAGGTACACTATCAAATAAACTAATTTCCATAACATTCCCTTCAATAAAATTTGGCTAAGTATGCGAGAGTCGAACTCGCGATACTGCCGTGCAAGGGCAGCGTTATACCCCCACTTAACTAATTCCCCGAAAAATTGGTACGGATGGACAGACTCGAACTATCACTTGATAGATTTTAAGTCTATTGCCTCTGCCTATTGGGCCACACCCGCATTACTAATAAAATTTGGTGGGTAAGGTAGGAATCGAACCTACTCAGCCAGTGGCGCGGGATTTACAGTCCCGTGTGACTCTCCAACTTCACCGCTTACCCTTAATTCAAACTATACATCTATTTTACTATAGAATTACTATTTAGTCAAGCACTTTTTTACAATTCACCAAGATAGTTTGCCACAGCTGGTAAGTTACCTTGGAACATGTAAGTTCCAACATGAATAGTGTTAACCCAAGGAGCCATCCATACCTCAAGACCAACTTTTCTACATTGTTGACAAAAATGGTAATCTTCACTTAAAACACGATTAGATTCTTCATCAATTTCAACATTAAAATATGAATGAATTTTTCTATCACCACCAAAATGTTCTGTTCCAACATGGTCTGGGGTATATTCGTATTGAGGATACGATTCTTTAAATTTAGCGAACGTTTCTCGTTTTGTCATCATCATACCAGTTCCAATCTCAAGAACTTGTAGAGGTTCTGTTACATTAAAATGTGTCGTTCCAGCAACAGGATTAAAAACAATATCCCCTCCTAATCTATCCAATTCCCCAGCAGAAATATTTGGATTTTTGATAACCGCCTTTTTAATATTTTCCCATTTAATTGTTTTTTTCGGGTAAGGAGCACCCATAATATCTTTGTCAATTGCCAACATAGCAATAACATCAATAGCATTAAACCCAATATCTGCGTCAATAAACATTAAGTGGCTGCAATCTGAACGTAGAAATTCGTCTACAAGATAATTTCTAGCTCGTTGAATTAAACTTTCATTAAATAAAAACGAAAATTTAACATCAACTCCATATTGAAGACCAAGAGATTGAAGATCTAAACAAGATTTCATATAGGTTCCCAAACAACTACCACCGTACATTGGAGTTGCAACAAATAATTTTTTACCTTCTAACGTTTCTTTTGTTAATTTAATTTCCATACTATACCTTTCTTTATTAATTATTTTAAAAATATTCTGCTTCTTTTAACGATTTACCTAATAAATCTTTTTTCGACACAATCACATTACTATGTATATCTAAATTTATATCTGGATCATTATACCAAATTGATCTATCTAAAAAATTGCCATAATTATTTCTCTGTGCGAATATTTGATCTAACAAATCGTTTAACTTTTTTATTTAACGATTTTTGTTTTCTCTCGAGGTTAAATTTAGAAACTTTTGTTTTAAAATCTATACCATTTAATCTATCTACATTTTGTTGTATAATCCTTGATGTTAACCCGCCAAATTGCACTAATTTAGTTTCACCAATATAATCTTGATATTGAACCACAATATCTTTTGGACGTTTAATATGCAATTGCAAACCCATATTACTAATATCAAGTTCAGGTAAAATAATATTACCTCCAGATACACTAATTATAACAGGATTAAAAAAAGCTACATATTCTTCACCACTTCCTGCAATAAAAACTCTATACGGCAATCCTACTTGATTTGCAGCAACACCAAATATGTTATGTAATTTTGCAGTTTCAATTAATCTTGAAGAAATATCAGCTGTATCTAAATTAGGATTACCAAAATCAAAATTTTCAAGTTTTGTTGTTAAAATAGGATCAGTTTGAGATACCAAATCATAAGGTTTAAATTTTAGTTCTATTGGAGTATATACAGAAGTTAACTCATTTGTATTATATATAAATTCTTGGCTCATTGTATAACCTTCATTTTAGAGAAATTTTTAAGTTTTTCAAATTTTAAAACTGTATCAAATTTATCGGAAACTTGATCAGATTTATGACTAATAACAAAAATATTTGTATTTTTATCTACTGATGATAATAAATTCATAAACACATCAGTTCCAGTAGTATCTAGAGATCCATCCATAATTTCGTCAAGAATTAACAAATTAGTGTTTACAGAATTTTTTAATCTAGCTAATTGTCTAAAAGAAAATAGAATAGCTAAATCTAATCTGGTTTTTTCTCCTTCAGAAAAATTAGCGTAAGTAAATTCGTCCCGATGTCTTGATTTAATTAACTCTTCAAAATTTTCGTTAATATTAAAATTAACAAAAAAATCTAATTGAGTTAGATATTGATTTATATATTTGTTAAGAATTGGTAAGTATTGTTTAATAATTCTAGTTTTGATACCGCCATCTTTTAACATTACAGATATAAAATCGTAATAACTTTTTTTATTTATATATTCTTCATATCTTTCAACGTAAACGTCTAAACTATCAACTAGTCCTTGAAGAGTATCTGAATCCGTTTCATTAACACTAACTGGATTTTGTATAGAATGAATTTCCTCAGAAACTAATTTTATATATTTTTGTGCTGAACGAATATTTGAATTTTTATCTAAAATAATACTATTATTATTAGCAATTTTATTATTAATTTGTTTTATTTCAGATAATCTTTGCTTTCCAGCATTGTATTCATCAATTAATTTTTGCTCGCCAAGTTCCAATTCTTGTAATTTTAAACTATTAGTAGATATAGTTTGCAGTTTAAAAGTTTCGTTAATTGTTTGTTTGCATGTTGGGCAATTATCATTATCATGATAAAATTCATTTTCTTTTTTTATTTTAGAGATACTACCTTTTAACTTTACGCTAATGTTAGATAATTTTGTCTGTTTACTTTCTAGGGAATCTAGATCAGAAATTTGAGCAGTTAAATTTGCATTTTCTTTTAACAATTCTTGAACAGTTTTTTGTAACTCTTCAACTTCAACAAAAGTATTTGCAATAATTTCTTGTTTTCTTAAAATTAATTGCTCAGAAACAGTTTTATTTTGTTTAATATTTTGTTTTTGAAGTTCAATTTTATCTTTAAACAATTCGATATTATATTTGCAATCTTGAACTGCATCTTTTATACTAGACAATTTATCTTTAACTATAGAATTCATATTAGAGAAAATTTGAATATCTAATAAATCCTCGATAACTGAGCGTCTATCACTAGCCGATAATTGCATAAAAGGAGTATATCTAGCAGAACCCAATATCACCACCTGAGTAAAAGATTTATAGCTCATTTTGAGGATATAACGTTCTAATTGCTCTTGGTAATCTTTTACTTTTGCGTCTTGTTTAACTAATACATCATTACAATACACCTCAAAAATATTAGGTTTTATTCCACGAATAATTTTATAATTATTAACCCCAATAGAAAATTCTATTTCAGTAACTAATTCTGATTTGTTTATGGAGTTTAACAAACCATTTTTATTAATTTTTCTAAAAGGTTTTCCATATAAAGCAAATGTAATTGCATCTATAGCACAAGATTTTCCATTACCATTTTTTCCACATAATAATGTTGTGTTATGAGTATTAAGAGAAATTTCTGTAAATGCATTACCATAAGATAAAAAATTTTTAAACCTAACTTTTTTAAAAATTACCATTATTCAACCTGCATAGCTTCATTATATAAATTAAACATCATAGTTTTTAACCTAATTTTATCTAATTCTTGGTGATTTATACTATCAATATATTTGTATGTTATAGTTAACGTATCATCAGTTTCGTCAATATCTTCTACAATTTCAAGATCAATAATTTCTTCAATTATCGAAACATCAATTGGAGAATATTGATAAACTTGATCAATAAATAAATCAAATAAATAAGGATTAGTTTTATTTTTTATCTGAATTTTTACATATTTATCAACAATACTGTGTTTAAGAAATTGTTTATCCAAATAAACTGACTGTATCACATCAGGTTCACCAGAATCATCATATAACACTTTAGAAAAAATAGAATATGGATTTTCAATAGTTTCTAGAGTTCTAGTTTCTAAATCATAAACTCTAAATCCTTTTTGATCATCAAAATCCTGCCAAGTTATTTCATAAGGTGTTCCGATATATTCAATATTACCACGTTTTGATGCGTGATGATAATGACCTGACAATACTCGTTCATAATTTGAAAACGTCGCAGCAGATAATCCATGTTCAGACAAAATACTGTTTTGATACATTTTAAACCCTTCTACCTCAAAATGACCTACGCACATATGAGAAGTATCATTTTTTATGAAATCCAAACACTCAGTATAATTTTCTTTACAAATCCAGGGGATAACTGAAATATCAAATATTTTTAATTGAGTTGGTTTTTTTATTACAGTAACATTTTTAAATTGTTTTAAAAATAATTCACTAGAACTAACTGATAAAGATTCTCGATAATAGAGATCGTGATTACCCAACAAAGTAATCAATTCTATATCCAATTCATCAAACCTAGAAAAAAAATATCTCTTTGCTTCATCTAAAGTATAATGATTACTGTATTTTCTACGATCAAAAATATCACCTAATTGTATTACAGTTTTGATATTATTTTCTATAAGATAAGGAAAAAATATATTAGTATAGAATTTATCAAAAAATTCATGAAAATGTTGACTGTCGCATCTAGCACCTAGATGCGCGTCCCCTAGAAAAACTATTTGCATTCTTCACCTATAAAATTTTCAACACCAAAAAGTTTTTTGTTTTTGGGTTTTATTGGTTTCGACGATTTTTTAAATTCAGTTTGTTCAAATTTTTGAATAAAATCGTACATATTTTCATAAACTTCCAATTGTTTAATCTGACCATCACCCAATTCTAACAATTCAGCTTCATCAAGAATACCAAAATTTTCTGTGGCTTTATATTTTATATATTGTTGTTTTTTTTCTTTTTGGATTCTACGCACAAAACACCACCAAAGAATTTGCGTAAAATAAGCAAAAGGATTTTTAGTTTTTTCAGTGTCAAAATTTCTAAAATATGTTAGACAATTTTCTATACCATCAGCAATCATTTCGTCTTTATACGAGTAACCAAAAAAATTAGGTCTACGTGCTAACCCCTCAGCTAATTTTATAAAACATTCACCAATATAATTTGGAATCCTTGGTTCAGGTTTCCCTGAATTTGCAGCAACAATACATTCTTCTTTGTATTTTACAAGAGCATCACAAAAATCAGCATTATTAATATAGTTTTTAGGTATTTTTTTCTTTTTAGTTTTAACAGGGATTAAGTCTTCTTCAATATCAAGTATTGAATCTAAATCAATAGTTTCTTCTTTAGGTACAGCAAATTCAAATTTTAACTCTTCCATACGATACTCCATGTTTAATATAACTCTATTATACTATATTAAAGCTAAAAAAGCAAGTAATTAGTAATTTATTCGTAATATAATTTTAATATGTTGTATAATATGTCGTCAAGCACTTTTTGTTTAAGAAAAACAATAACTTATAAAAAAGTGCTTGACATAAAAGAAAATGTAAGGTAATATACTCATTAAGGGTTTTTGCTAGAACTTCGTCTAATACTTGTTCTAGACAAAAAATTGATTACAGATAAAGTTTCTGCGCAGCAGATCCCCGAAGTGCAACGAAGGGGATTAAATTAATGAATTGTTTCTCCATCTGGAACTATAGCATCTTCTATAGTTTGTTTGATTTTTTCTGATAATTCTGATCCAGGTTCTGCTTCATCTAATATTTCATCTAAATAACGATAACCAAAACTTTTAGATGCATAAGTAGTAAACAAAACATGATCCCTAGAAAAAGATACTTCCTGGATAGGAAAAGCTTCTTTAGGCATCCAGTCAACTACAATTAATTCTTCAACCCCCAACTCTACATCAATTGATGGATAAAATGTTTTAGGATGTTTAACTACAATAGTATTTTGTTTATAATCTTCAAAACAAAAAGCAATTAAATCTTCACCAGTTTTTAATCTAACGATTTTTATATCAAATATTTCTTTCATAAGGATTCCATATTAACATTAATTATTTTAAAATCAAACTTTTCTTCATTATATATTTTTACACGTTCGTAAAAATGAGTTAAAGTGTAATTTTGATGTTTTTTATATCTTAAATCATCAGCAAAATCATATAATACAGCTTTATTTTTATTTTCGTTTAACCTTAGAACACGACCAATTGCTTGAAGATTTCTAACTCTTGATTTGCTTGGACTAGCAAAAATAATATTATGTAAATTTTTAATATTAGTTCCAGTAGAAACTGTACCAACACTACCTATTAAAATAACATTATTTTGTGTTTCCATTGCTTTTCTAATAGATTCTCTTTCCTCAGCTTTTATATTTCCATGAATATAATAAATTTGTTTATCGGCTGCATATTTTGATTTAGAAATTAAATCGTACAATACATCTCCGTGTTTCTCAACATATTGATAGAGTAATAATGTATTACCTTTTAAACTAAGAACTAAATTTTTTATAAATTTATTTCTTTCTGGATTAGAAATTAAATATTCTAATTCTTGTGGATATTTTAATTTTTGTGTTAATTTGGTTAGGTGTTCTGGATATTTTAAAACTAAACATTTAATGGCTAATTCAGTGACCTGTTTTTTCTCCATTAATTCTTTAGTTGTAATTACTTTTTTAACTGGACCAAATAAACTTTCTAATTGAAGAGAATGTATTTTTTGTCCATTTAATGTACCTGTAACACCAACTCTATAATCAGCATTAACACATTTAGATATAATATCTGTTAACGATTTAGCTGCAGCTAAATGACATTCATCAGTTAATACAAAATCGAATTGTTCGAAATATGATTTATCTTTTATATTTTGTAATGATTGCCATGTACTAATATACAATGAATTGTGGGCTACTTTATCTTTACCTGCAAAGATAGTGTGAATTTCATTATGAGCATCCCAACCATTATGTGAAGAATAGTCTGCAAAATCTGATGTTAACTGATGACATAAACTTGTATTTGGAACTAATAACAACCCTTTTTTCTTTTTATTTTGAAGTAGATACCTAACTATAATATACAGAATGCAACTTTTCCCGCTGGAAGTTGGACTCAATAAAACTAATCTTTTATTGTTGAGAAAATTTAATATTCCATTAAATTGATAATCTCTAACTTCTATTTTATTGTTATTAGAATGTATATTTAATTCAGAAATAAATTTATGTAATTCTAAAGACTGGATCGGATTATATTTTTCAACATAATTATATTTAATAGAATATTCTCTGTCTGTACAAAATGCTTCAAGTTGATTTAATAAACCAATATAAAATTCAACATCACCATTTGGTAATATTTTTGCTAGACGAATTTTTCCGTCCCATAATCTGCTTTTGTATGCAGGCATAAATTTATAACCTGTAGCAAAAAATGCAAAATAATCATTTAATTCTTGCGCAATACTTTTATTGCATTTTAAAATAGCATATGTTTCATTATATTTTTCTACTTCAATTATCATTTAATTTCCTGATAAAATTGTTCAATTTTTGTGATAGTTTCTATTTCCATTAGCCACTTTGTAATTTTTTCTCGTATATACGCATAAACGTAGAACATAAATTAATATGATCCTTGTAAAAACCGTTGATGAGTGCAATATTCTTTTAATTGGAATGTTCTACTGTGAAGTTCTTTTATGATAGCCTCGCAAATAAATATTGCTTCTTCATAGTACGCTTTTTTTTCTAACAACTTAATAAGAAAATCGTCTGCTTCTAAGTATGTATCTATATTACTTTTGGTTCCGATTCTTAATTCAAATTGATCCCAACCATATTCATCCAGAGTTTCTTTATCTAGATTTCCTAGGTAATATTCTTTACGAATTTTCTTCATCCTTGCATGATCGAATTTCGCTTTTTGTGCCGCTAGTCTATGTTGAGATAAAATTTCAACATATTTTGCGTGTAGTATTGGTATATTAATTAATTCTTGGTGAGGTTTTGATTCGTCAATTTGACTATCTATTTTCCACAATTCTATAATTTTTTCAAGTTTTATCATATTTAAATCTCAAAAGTTCATTTTAAATTTATATAGGTATTTTTATATTCGTGTTATATCGTATCTTTTAAATTTAAATATTGCTGTTGCAGTAATAGTTTGTTCCGACCCAATCCTAATATCAAATGGAATACCTGACACTTGAATTGGAAATAAATCTATAAAATGAAATTTCGTTTTTGGTGTGTTATTTGCCGCCAACGTAATTAATTCAGCATCAGAATATTGTGGATATTGAGATTTTTCGGAAAATCTTGTTTGTAACTTTAAATTTTGCCTTTCGTCAAACGATTCAGGGAAAGCTATACCTCTCATCCAATCATGAATTTGTGTCCATGATTCTAACTCCTCATCAACCAAAAATTCAATATTTAAAGTCTCGTATACTAATTTATCGCCAGGAATGTTTAAATCTGAAAAAGGTGTTGCTTGTATAGAATTTTGTGTTGAAATTCCAGGAATATTAGCTGTTTGACAGAAAAATTGTGTTGATGTTATTCTTGGTAGAGAAAATATAAATTTAGCTGATTGTAATAAATCTGTATTACAGACAGAAACATCTTTAGCAGACATTAATTTTTCCTTGTTAGCAATTATAATTAATAACTATTTATAAAATTCTAAATAATTTAAAAAATTGCTTTACAAAAAACGATATTTATAGTAAACTATAACTGTATAGAACAATGGAGTAAACACAAATGGTACAAGTAGTTGTATTGAAAGAAAATGAAGTAAAACCTAGACCTGATTTAGTAGGTAAATGGTTAGATCACACACATTACCACACGTTAATTGAAGATGATATAGATATTTACCTTCCACCGGACTGCGCAGACTTTACAGCTGACGAAAATTGTGATAATAATTTAAATTGTAGCGGTTGTTTAAAGGGGTTGTCTGAAAAAAATATCGTCTTTAAATTTAGAAAAAATTTCTTTACCCAAGAAGAAGCAGATGCAGCTTATGCTGGGTTAAGAGATGCGGCAGTAGAAACTCAAAATCGTGGTGTAGCTGGTGGACCAAGAACTGATAAATGTGGTGGTAGAGATTGGGTTACTGACGAACAATTTGATTTGTTGGAATTTTTTGCATATAAAAATACAACCTCTATTTTTGGTGAATATAATCCAAAATCTGAAGTTAATGCAATTAAAGCAAAATACAAATCATTAAAATCTGATGATAGTCGTGGTGTTGTTTGGTTGGTGGAACAAATTAAAGCAGAGAATTTTGTATTTAATGATTTTATTGATTTATTATGCGAATTGTCTATTGAAGAAGCAAAAAGAAAAGCATTACACGTTTTAGATAAAATGATAAGTAAAACAACATACGCTAATGTTGTTAATTCTGGTATTGCTGGTTGGTATGATAGATATCCTAGAATACCATATGGTAGACCAACAACTTATACTAGAGATAATGCAGAAAAATTTGCTAAGGCGTATCCATTTTTGCAATCTTTATCTAAAGGGTTTCAAGATTTGTTACCTTGGAGGTATGGAAATCAAAAACGTGCTGCAGAATCAATCGATAGTCGTTTTGTTGTACCTGGAACTCCATTTACAACAATTACAGTAAATAAAAATTTCCGTACAGCTGCCCATTATGATCCTGCTAATATGGAAGACGGTTTTGCTAATCTTTGTGTTATGTCAAATAATGACGCATTTAACGGATGTTATTTGGTATTTCCTGAAATTGGTTATGCAGTAAATGTTAGACCTAGAGATCTATTATTAGTAAATAATCAAGCTGGATTACATGGAAATACTGAATTAGAATTAAAAGACCCTAATGCTGAGAGAATTAGTATGATTGCCTTTTTTCATGAAGGTATGTTAACATTAGGTTCGTACGATTACGAAAATACTCGCAAAGAATTTATTGATAGTAGAAGATTAAATCCTGATCATCCAGAACAAAGATATCGTTGGAATGGTATTAGTCCAGGAGTATGGGAATCAGATGAATGGATCGATTATCTATTAAATCAACCGTATGGTAAAGAGTGGTTAGAAAAATATCATCCAGATTTATTTGATCGTAGATATGGTTTTAGTTTACAAGATTTTTTCTAAGGAATTTTAAATGAAAATATTTGTAGTTATGCATGTATTTAATAATTTTGGCGGTATTATTAATCACAATGAACAATTATGTGCAGGATTAAAAGAACTTGGTCACGATGTAACCTTTGCTTTTATTAAACCAACAAAAACTCAACAAAAAGGCGAAATTGATTATGCGTTAAGAGAAGGATACGAAATTGGCGTTGGAACTGGATATCCAGTACATCAAAGTAAAGGTTGGATTTGTCCTTATTATGCGTTAAAAAATACTGATGATATTTCTAGATTTGTTACTGATGCAAATAAACACGATTTGGTTATCTGGCAATCTATTTTTGGGTTTAAAAATGCGGAAACAGAAAAATTTTTAGATTGGACGCCAATGGTTGAAGATGTAACAGCAAAACAAATTGTTGTTATTCATGATGGTAATTTAATTAAAAATTATTCTTGGATTTATAAATTTCAGGATAAATTCTCTGGTCTCGCATGTGTACATCCATCTGCGGTTAAATCTGCAGAATTTATGGAAATACCCAGAAATCTTATTTTAAATCCTCAAGATTTATCTAAAACGAAAGAACCAACAGTTGAGGGAAGACAAAACCGAATTTTATCTCTGCAAACATTTAAAAGATGGAAAAGAGTTGATAATTTAGTTGCAGCTGTTCCATATATTAATGGTGAGGTTATTGTTGCTGGTGATGGTATTGAGCGAAATTACATGACCTCAGTTGATAAATGTAAACCTGAATATTACTGTACGAAACAATTCGATCCAAACGCGGATGATAAGAGATTAGGCAAACCGATTTGGCAAAATGCTTTGAGTTCGGGTAAATATTCGTATATTGGATTTATTACTGAAGAAAAACGAGACGAAATTTTAGATTCTTGTAAATTTTTATTAGATCCAAGTTGGTCGTTAAATTATGGGGAACATTTTAATAGAGTTCTTGTTGATGCAATGATCAATGGTGTTGTACCTATTGCTAGAAATTTCGGTGTTTCTGACAACGAAAAAGGTATTGGTGAAGTATTTAAACCAAATGAAAATTATTTAATGATTCCTCATGACGCTACACCTAAAGAATTTGGTGATTTAGTTAATTCTTTTTTTAATATTAGTGATGAAAAATATATTGAAATTGTTTTAAATAACCAACAAAAACTTAAATCGTTTGATAGAATGCGAATTGCTGAACAATTTATAAATTTAGCTTTTGGTGCGGATGGCACTGGTGAATATGCTACGCCATTAATTGGTAGAAGTAATCCAGAAATCAAAAAAATTGCTGATAAAATGTGGAAGGAACATTTTGAAACTGAAGAAGTGTTTAGTCTTGATAGTTTTTTCTGAGTAAAAGAAAAGGGAGCCGAAGCTCCCTTTTTGTTTCGTCCTTGAAACCAACTATTACATTAAATTTTTAACAGTAAAAATTCTGTAGTAGTTGTTTGAACGAGATTTAATATCACCTAAACCTTGTGTCAAACCTTCAGCAAATGGATTAGCAACTAAACCGTAACGAGTTTTGAAGCCAATTTTTGGTTGGAAAGTATCAGGATCAACCGCACGAACCATTTGTAGAGGAACGTATGGGCAGTAGAAAATACCTGAATCATAAGGACTTGTACCTTTATAACCAACAGTTACTAATTCTACATTTTGAGCTGAACCACCAAAATATGGATCAATGTAAACTTTAATACGACCATGCAACAAACCAGCATAAGTATTACCAGTATCATCAACAGTTAAATCAGAAGACAAAGCAGGAGTATATTGTAATACACCAGCCATAGCTAAAGCTGAAGCAACGTCTGAAGAAACGATCATAATGTTACCTTTACCACGACGAGTTGTTTTAGCGATTTGATTCGCTTCACGTTCGATATGATAAATTAAACCTTTAAATCTTTCAACTGACCAACGACCGTTAGAATCTGTATCCAAATCAAATACGCCTGGAGTAACAGTACCAAATTGAGCGCCTGCTTTAGCAACAACGTAGATTGTACGGATAACTTCACGATTAATTTCAGCTAAGATTTCTGTAGAAAGAACGTTTGATAATTCTGTTTCAGCGTCTAACCCGTGGATAGCTTTTAAATCTTGTGCCATTTCTAAGCTATATTCAGCTTTTAATGCACGAGTTTTAGCGGCAACGGTTACTTTCTCGATTGTGATTGACATTTGTGGGAAAGGATTTAAAACCTCGCCTGCAGCAGTTGTCATACCTCTACCAGAATCGAAAGAAGTATTAGCTAATGGACCAGTAGAACTAACAACTGAATTTGCAGTACCAGTTGCAACTGAACCACCGTCGCCAACGATACCAGAGAAAATTGTGTTAGCTTCATTGTAGAATGCTTCTGCGCCAGATTGATCGCCGTAACGTGAACGTAAAGCAAAAATCAACCCTGTAGGACCAGTCATTGGTTGGACGCCAGCAACATCATAAGCAATTAAGTTAGGAAGAGCACGACGTACTAAACTGATTAAGATAGGATCAAAATTTGAAATGCCAGCAGCCAAGTTACCTGGAGTGCTTTCATTTAAAGTTTGACGATCTGAGTCCATTGCAGATTGTTGGTTTTCTAATACGATAGCTGTTACTGCTTTTTTGTATGGATCAGAAATTTTTGATAATTCTGGATGATCCAATACTGGACTCCATTTTGATTGTAATTCTTCATTTAATAATGCCATTTAAATTGACTCCTTTATATTCTTTAAATTATTATTTATTATTTTAAAATTGTTTGTGAGATTCTCGATGCATAAGCGGCAATCAAAGGATCTACAACAGGCGTTTTTACATCTTCGGTTAATTCAACAATGTCATTCAAAGATTCGATCGAAGCAGGTTTTACTGTAGCAACTGAAAAATAAGATTCTTTAATTGCTTCAATTTGACCAACAAAATCTTCTTCGCTTACAAATTCTACGCTCTCTGCAATAGTTTTAATTTTTTCAGCTTGAGATAATGTCAAACCTTCACAAACTGAGTGAAGAGCTTCAATTTTTTTTTGTTCTGACAATTTTTGTTTCAAATCAATGTTTTTTGACATTTCTTCATTGACTTGTTTTTCTAATGCTTCTACTTTAGAAGCCAATTCTTCTACTACATCAAATTTTTCTTCAGGAATATCGATATAGTGTTCTTCGAACACAGTTTTTAACGAATTAATAAAACCTTCAGCAATTTCAGTTCTTAAACCTGATTCTACTGCTAATGTATTTTCTTCCATCCAAGATTCAGCAACGTAATCTAAATATTCATCAACTTTAGAAGCAAAATCTTCTTTCATTTCTTCATAAGCTTCTTCGAATTGAGCAACATATTGAGCTTCTAATTCTTCAGCTAATTCAGAAACTTTAGATTTTACAGCTGCTTCAAAAATTGCTGTTGCTTTACGTTTGAATTCTTCAGAAAGGTTTTCGCCAGCCATTAATGCTGCAATATCTTCATTAACTTCATCGCCTTCAATTTCGCCATCACCTTCGTTAACACCTTTTTTAGGAAGTTGATTAACTTTTGTGTTAGCTTTAGAAACAGTTTCTGCTGGTTGAGGAGCTAAAGATTTCATAGGTTCTTGGCCGACTGGTGGAGTTTGACCAGGAGATGTTGCTGATGGTGCATTTATATCATATTTTTCAATACCAGCATTACCGATTTTTTGTTCATCTTTATTTGCGGTATCATTTAATTTTTGACCTAAACCAAATGAATCTTGTTGAGAATCTTTACTTTTTTTATTTGCATTTAGAATTTCTAAAGCAGCTTCTGAAAGATTTAAATTTGTATCTTGTGACATTAAATATCTCCTTAATATTATTATTTAATAATTATTTATTAAAATTTTATTTTTAGTTAAAGTTTTGATAAAAAGTTTTCGAATATTTTTAAAGCAACAGGTTCAACATCCTCAGCTTTAAGTTTTTTTAGTGTTGTTCTAGATTCCTCTAGGTATTGTTCAACCCAACCTTTACCTTCAATATACATCCATTCTTTACCTTCCATTAACCCTTCAACATAACAATCTTTTCCTGATGGATCTAACACAATATCAACTGTAACTAAACGAAAATCTGGTTGGACATATTTAATGCCATTTGATTCTTTAATCGAACCCATGCCACGAGTAGAAACTCCAAAATTTACACCAGCATCAATAAATGATTTTACGATATTGCCATTTGGTGTATCTAAAATGGTAGCTTCACCGAAACAACGATGATCATCAAAATCTAATTTTGTTATAAGGTGAGACACTTTATCAGGATTGATTTGGGGTCCTTCTGGGTGCGATAATTCGCCTAAAGCTCTACGAGTATCAATGTAATCTCTTTTATATCTAGCAACTTCAGGAAGCATATGTTCTTTTACATAAATTCTTCCATTTCTATTTTGTTCGTTGCAATGAATGAAATAACCTTTAATTGAATGTTGTTTTTTACCACCAACTTCTTCTACAAGAACATCTGTCTCGGTGAATTCGTTTAACACTTTCATTATTCTGTTAACTCCTGTTGTTGATCAGATTCCATTATATCTGATGTTATTTGTACAGCTTGTTCTAGGATTTCTAAAAAATTTTTATCTGATGTATTTATTTGGTCAATTAATCCTACATTAGACTCAAGAAAGTTTAAAATAACATCAGCGCATTCTTTATTTATATGTAACTCGCTTAAATCGTCAAATAATATGGTTTGAACATTATCGGTTTCTGATATTTGAGATAATGTGTCCATTATTGATTCTGTGGTATTAGAAAATTGCGATCCATCTAATGGAACTGTAATATACTGATTTAAATGGTCAGAGTGATACAGAGCAACTTGTTGTCCATTAGGAAATCTTTGTATGAAGGCTCGTTTTAAAATTAAAACTTGTGGTAAATCTTGTTTTTTCTTAGCCATAGTATGGGTTATTTCCTTGTTGGTCTACTTCTTGTTTTGTTGAGCTTTTTGAGGATTTTTGTTTTGAGTTATCATTTGGGTTCGGTTGATCTCCAGATTGGTCTTGAGTGTCTTCAGGATTTCCTCCAGGAATCGTTTCCCCGCCAAGACCCATAGTAGGGTCATTTGCTAATTTTGGGTCTGGATACATTCCATCTTTAATTTCTTGATCCATTTGTTTTTGCATTCTTTTAATTAGATCATCATCTTGTTGTAAAATATTTTGTTTGATCCATTCTACAGAGTAGTATACACCTTTAAATTGGTCGATTGTAGCTAATAAATTTAATCTATTAGTTAATAATTCTGCTTCTTTTAATTCTGCGTAGTTATTATCTTTTTTAAAATCGTAATATATATCTTGTTTATATTCTTCAAAATCTTCTTCAGTGCAAATACCTTTTAATAAACATTGTGTTTTTAATGCTTGATCGAATAAATCTGTAAATTTATTTCTTAATCTATTGACGAATTTATCAAATTTTATTTCGTCTCTAGAAATAACTTGATTCGTACCAACATCAAAAGGTGTTTCTGGTTGTTCTAATCTAGAAAATGGAACATTAAGAGCTTTATATAATTTTTTCTCGAAATATTGCACCATTGACATATCATCAAAAGCAGAAGATGATGGTAATGTTGTAATTTCTGTAGATTTGTTGTCCGAACGACGGGGAAGCCAAAAATCTTCCATCATAGAAAGATATTTTCTATCATCTCTTACTTCGCCTGTATTAGCATCGTAAACAACTTTATTTTTATATTTTGTCATAATATCTTTAAGATATTGCTCTGCCTTCATTTTAGGTAGATTTCCAACGTCAATATAAAATATTCTTCGCTCAGGTGCTCTTGAAACTTTGTAAATTACTGTAGCATCCTCAATCATTCTTAATTGATTAAGAGGTTTTATTGCTTTATGTAAATAACTTAGTACAATTGATCTTTTAGCATCTAATAATCCTGAAGTGATGCTAATAATAGAATCTGGGGTAATTCGTAATCCAGAATTACTTAAATTGGATTTTGTTGATATAACTTCAGAATAAATATAATATTCAACATATCCTTGTACAATATCATATCCTGTTGTTTTATCTTTTACTTTCCTAATTTCTCTAATTTTAGAAAGTTTTCTTGGATCAGTGTATCTTAATTCTTGAATACCTGCTCCAGGATTTTCTTTATCAAGAATTACATTATAAAATAATCTACCATCAACATAATATCTTCTAAAAATATCTTGCCCTAAATTTTTAAAATTCAATAATGTTAAAATATTGTTGAATTCTTCTTCTATTGCAGATTTTACTTTTGGCGGAGCTTTTACATTATCTAAAACAATATCAACGAAGCTACCATCTTGTTGGATAATAGCTTCGTTGATGATGTCATCCACTGCACTTTCTATTTCGGGTTGCATTGCCATTTCTCGATATCGAGTAATTAACTCTACATCGTTTTTATAATTTGAATCTAAATCTATACTTGTTCCATAATGTGCAGCAGCAGTTATGGTTACTGCGCCATCATCGAGAACAGGTGGAGAAAAAGAAGGTAGCACTTCCTGTGCTGGTGTATCTTTCCCTAATTTAAATCCGAATAAACTCCAACGATTTTTCATTTATTGCCCTTTATTATATAAGTAATTCCATTCATTAAATTTAGTATTTCGCAATTTATTTTTTAAAATATCATAAGACATATGAACGCCCATATTATCTTTTATATACTGTATGGCATCTTTCATAGAATTAAAAATACCATATGGCGTTTGTATTGTTTTACAATTATTTTTAATTTTTCTTGTGTTTGATTTAACTGTATATTTTTTATTTATATAAAACCAATCACTTTTATTCGGATTATTTAATTTTGAAAAAATTTTACTATAAGTTATATTTATATTTTGTTCGTTAAAATAAAATTCTGCTTCTTTTATCGAATCAAAAACGCCATATGGCGTAGAAAGTTTTTGAGCTGCGTTGTTATTTTTTCCTGTTTGATTAACGTGTGACCTAGATCCTTTCATATTTTCTTTATGTCTTTGTGTTTTTAATATTCTTGTAAAACGTTCTTTACTAATTAAAGATTGTTTTAATTTTCTTTCCTTAGACCAAAAATCGGAAGCATTTAATACCCCATCACCACCGATAGTCATATTATAACCCATACTATTTTCTGAATTTACGAAAGTATTATATTCAATAATAAAATCATTTTCCATAATGTTTTTTGTGTATAATTTATCTTTTGATTGATAAATTATACTAATTGTAAAATTATCCCACCCATATTTTCTTAATGATTTATAAAACACTGAATTATATGATTTACATTTTAAATTTAAATGGCAAGTTTTATGGTCTTTTATTCTTTTTGGGTATTTAGAATCAAATCCGATATAAGATTTCCCATTTATTTTATTTGTACATTTATATATTGTGTATATACTCATTTTATGGGCGGGGTAAATTACCTTTTTAATTATATTAATGTTGCGTCATTTGTCCAATATTGATAAGACAAAGTGACACCAAATTCTTCAATTGTATCGTTTTGGTTCCATGCAACATTGATTGGATCAACTTGTGTTGGAAATAAACCATAAAAATAATAAGTTTTAATTGGTGCACCAATTTTTGAATATTGTGTAACAGATGCATCAACAGCATAACCTAAAGAATTAATTGCAACTGGGTTACGAATATTAAAATTGTGACTATTAATTGTATTCGACCAAGCTTCAAACGCATCTCTTATTGCGAAATCTTCGTCGTTTACGATATTAATAGACCAATCAGGAAAAATACGATCACCAGGAAACTTAACTTCACGACCAAAATAACTTTGTCTCGCAACGCCAACAATAGATGGTGGCAATTGAGTTGAATTAGCCATAAAGGTCAATTTTCTTGATGCTACTTGTCTACCTAAAAGTTGAGGGAAATTTAATGTTACCGAGAATAAATTAGGTCTCGCTCCATCAGCTACCATCTGAGCTCTAAATTCATTTACATTGAACGCCATGTTCGATTACTCCTTGTTTTTAAATATTTTTAATTATTTATATTTTTAGAAAAGGGGTAATTAATACCCCTTTAAAAACTATAAAATAATATTAGAATTTACCAGCAATCTCAACGAATTCAACGCCAGAACGAACAGCAACAAAATTCAATTGAATAAAGTTAATAGATTTAGCTGGTTTGATATAAATATCGCCAACGAATCTATTGGAATCAACTACTTCTCCTGTATTGTTTGATGCATCACAAACTACAGAGTAATCATAAATACCTCTACGACCTTTTACATCTCTTAAAAATGGTTCGACTAGAGATACAAATTGAGATCTTGTGAATTCGTCATTAAATTCGAATAACGAGTATTTAGCAGCAGTTGAAATTGCTTTTTCAAGAGTGATGAATAACCTACGGACATTAATACGATCAAAAGCACTTGGTTTCGCTTGTAATGTTTTATCTCCGTAAAGAACAATACCTTCTCCTGGAAAAGCTACTACAGGATTAATACCGTTTTTATATAATTCGTTTCGTTGAGTTTTTGATGGATTCCAAGATAATTTAATTGCATTTAAAATTTGTCCGCGATTAAAACCTGCTGGAGAGAACCATGGATCACGAATTGAATCGGTTCTTGCGCATAAACCTGCTATATCTCCGTTTAATGGTACATAACGATACTTATTATTGTATTTGTCGAATTGATATTTCCATGCTGAATCCATTACACCATACGAAGAACCAGCTGATAATAAATTATTTCTGTACTCGATGATTTTATCCATATTAATGCTATCAACTGCATCAGCTTTTAATGGAGAAATAAACGCAACACAATCTTTTCTCTGATTTGCAATACTCAATACACTTGTAGCAACAGTTTGTGTTGCTGGTCCAGAAATCAATAAAGAAATATCAACTTCTTCAGAATTAGAATACTTACCAAACGCAGTAACTAATTCTGCATCTCCTGGAGATGCATCAACACCGCCAGCTAATTTCACTGTGTAATTTGCAACTTGGTCAAAATTTGGTCCGTGATCTGCATCTTGACCCCAATCTGTTGCTCCTGATAGTGTATCTATAGCATAAATATATTTAGATTGGTTGAATATTTTTGTCGCATAAAAATTAGGCGAACCATCATCTGTTTTTGCGTTACCAGCTTTAGAAACATTTGAATATTTTTCTAAGATACCGTCTTTTATTCCAGAAAATTTAGCATCACTATCAATAACAATGACATGTAATTCGTCATTTGTTGAAGATGTTGTTTCTCCAAATTGAGATGTTCCTGGAGCAGAATCAAAATATGCTGCATATTTCCATTTTAATGTAGCTGCTGGTGCAGAGGCACCATTTGCAGTTGATCCAATGTATGGTGTAGTTAAAACTATTGTTGTATTTGATGCGTTTACGGTAGATGTAGAAATTGTATATGTATTAGATCCAATTAAAATTGTATCTCCAGTTGTAAATTTCGCATTTGCTGCTGATACTGTAGACGGTAACACTGCAACATTGGAAGAAGATGTTACATTTGCTGTTGTTGTGTACGAGAACGAATTAGTTGCAGAACAAACAGAAATTGTTAATGAATTACCTAATGTTCCAGGATAACGAGCAGCAAATGGTCCAACGTCTGTTTTTGCGCCAAATGTGTAAGTAGTTTCAGCAATATCTTCGTTTGTAATTAATTCTCCTTGTGTATCAGCAGACGCATTTTTTGCTGATGAGCCGATTGCGCGAACAATTTTTAAATTATTACTGTATGATAGAAAATTAGCAGCTGTAAAAAATGATGTAAAACTATTTGATGTAGGTTTACCAAATGTAGATGCTAGTAAATTTTCAGAATCAATTGTTGTTATAGTGCTAGCTGGTCCCCAGCTAAATTCTCCAGCAAACGCTCCAATAGATGTTGCTACTGCAGGAACAACATTCGTTAAATCAATTTCAGATACATTTACACCTGGTGATAATTGAAATGCCATAAAATACTCCTTGTTTAATAAAAATGAAAGTCAGTTTTCATAATTATTATTTATAAATTTGAAATTTTAATAATAGAATGAAGTTGATTCAACTATTTCCCATAAATCTCCATCTTCTAGAGTAAATTTATCCATTAAAGGGTTGCTAAATTGTGGCATAGGCGGAATATCATATTCTTCTTCTTTTGCATAATTATTTTCTATTTGTAATCTTTTTCTTATATCAGTAGAAGATAATTCGATAAACAATTTTTGAGTTGTTAACCAAGAAAAAATGACTAAAGTCATTGCTAAATCATCATTTGCTCCTTCTTCAGCTGCAAATGAATTATTTGTGGCAATAAATCTAGTTAATTCATAAATTGTGTCACCAGAATTGAGTTGTAATTTGTCTGTTTCAATTAAAGTTTTTAATGTGGTGCAACCAACACGTTTCACTAATGGACTCATATTTACGCCATTTTGTGTTGCTTTACCGCTTTCGCTTATTTGTTGAGCTTTTTTGTTTCCTGCATATACTTTTAATACGTTTTCGTATTCTAAATCTTGGTATAATGTGTCTGCAACTGTTGGGTTGTTATTGATTTCGATTAATACGTGGGCATTATTATAATATTCAGCGCATAATTTAATAATATCAGGAAATAACATTGGATGTAGTTGATTATTCCGATATGTTGCTGCTTGTTTGTATGGAATTGTGGAAACATCAAAAATAGAAAACGCTGCATAATCTAAATTTTTTCCTTCAGATACATCAACAGTCATTACATAAATGTGATCTTTATCTATTTGTTTTTTTGTTTCCTCATCCCATGACTCTTTTATCGGTGGGATAAATATATCCATTTCGTTGGGAATAGTCATTCCATTAAAAATTACATCATCTGTATCTAAAGGGTCTATGGCAACAAGAGTTTGTAATTTTGATCCATCAATAAGGGTATTGGTTGAACCGAGAAATTCACATCCAAATTCTTGATTAAATTGTCGTTGCGAAGTATTACGAATGGTTTTTTCTTTCCATTCTTCATCACGACCTGGAACTCTAGACCAATGAATGTCAACTGCAAAATAATCACTTTTTTTGTTAATAGCATCCATCCACATTTTGTAGTATAAATTCATACCACGAGGAGTAGAAACAATAATAATTTTTGTTGTTTTACCTGATGAAATTACAGGATACGTTGATGTAAAAAATTCTTCAGCTAAATTGTTATGTACGTGAGCAAACTCGTCCATAAATACCAAATTAAATGAACCTCCACGAACAGAACTTGCTGCAGTAGAAGCTGCTAATAATTTTGAGCCATTTTCTAATTCTACTGATCCTTTATTCCAGATAATAACGCCTTGTTGTAGCCACATAGGTAAATTTTCATATGCCAATTGATATCTAGATAGAATATCAACAGCTAAAGATTTTTTATTAGCTGTTATAGCAATACTATATCGTTCAGTAAATAACGATAACCACAATAAATACCCAACAGATGTTGTTGTTTTACCGGACTGACGTCCAATCCTAACGATTGAGAATCTATTTTCATGAAATGCGCGAACCATTTCTTCTTGATAGTCGTGCATATCAAACAATACAAGACCTTCATCAAGATTAATAATTTTTACATAATTTCTAATAAAATAAATAGGATCAATAATACATTTTTTAATTTCGTCTCGTTGCCATTGTTCGTATTCCCAATTTTCAATACCATTTCTTCTTAAATTAGGATTATCTCTATAATATAATTTCCCTTCTTCAAAATCTAACATTATTGATTTATTTCATCCTTTATAGATTTTATGAAATCTTTACCTGACCCAACAAAAACAGCATTTTTAATATTCTGGGTTAAATTTTCTTTTTTACCTGTAATATCTCGCATTTTCTTTTGAATATCTAACAATTCTTTATTAGCATCAACCATAGTTTTAATCATATTGCCTGCAACTTCGAAGTCTCGAGCTTTCTCGCTCTGTCTGGCGATGGCAAGCATATCATCAATAGCTTCTGTTCCCTTTGCAATTAACGAGTCTATACTTTCTCTGGTGCGCTCGTAGTCAGATTTTAAATCTACATCTAATAAAGTAGACAATTCATGAGAGGAAATTTCTGCAGGTAAAAATTCCGCAAACTTAGTTTCTTCTTCAATCACCGATGGTGGGACATTAAATAAATTTTCCATCGTTTTATTAAATTTACTCATAATTTATTCTGTGTAGTCGTTTATTTGTATATTATAATCAAATATTGTTACTGGGTAAGTATTCGGTGTTGGTGTTATTGTAGTACAATATGCACGACCTGAATTTGGTAATTGTTTAACAATATATTCTGCTGTTTTAGATACATTAAATAGTTTTGTGTTAGATTTTATTGTGCCACCTTTAATATTTAATTTTAATACTCTAGTGTTCGGATTCCACGATTTTACTGTGGCAGTCGCTGTTGCTCTGTTGTAGGAAACTCCTTGGAATACCGCTTCATTTTCAAAAAATGTTCCAGTTCCATTTGCAGCTAATGTGTATTCTTGTCCTGAATTTGGAATGGAAATATTTGTTTCTGCTTGGAGAATTGGTTTATAATATTTTGGTGGTTGGTAAATAAAACTTCTTGCAGTAAAAGTTAATGTTCTGAATACAGATCTAACTGGTTCATCAAACGATCCACTTGACTCATTTTCTAACGAATCTCCAGTAAATGTTATGGGAATATTTTTTACGACACTTAATTCTGGAACCAAATTAATTTTTATATTGTAATCTGGATAAAAAAATGGTAAAATATATTCCATTATTTGGTTTGCGTCTTCAATATTTCTTGTGTATAACACAAGTTCAAAATTAAAATTATATGGTACTGGAGAATTTGTATATGCGCTACCATTAGATCCACAAGCAATAATTTTATTTGCTTGATTAGTTCGTCTTGATGGATCGTAAACTACGTCTAATAACCCATATTCAATTCTAGGTAAAGTTATTTGTACTTTTTCATGAGGAATATCTAACCTTTTTACATATTTTTCTTTGTCCCCGTAAATAATAGGAACTTTTATACGTTCTAATTCCACACCATTTTCATCATATTTTATAAATGGTATATCTTTAAATAAACTAGCGAACGCAACTGTTGTTTTTCTTATTGCTTGTAATCTATTATTTAATGGCGGTAAATCTGTTGATGGATACATGTGTTTCCTTAATAATAAGATAGACTTCCAAATGGATTATCAGATTTATCTGTAATTTGTATAACCTCATCTAATATAGGTAAATTGTCGAATTGAGTAGAATGTAATCTATTATCAACTACAGATAATGTATAAGAAGAATTACTTAATTCTCCATTAATATTCAAAATCGATGTATTTGAGAATATTCCTGATACATTTATAACTGTTAGTATTGTATTGGCAGAATCCCATCCTACAACTTCGGCAGCAGCAATATGGCTATTTGGTGTCCCTTGATACACCAATTCGCCGATAATGTAATTTCCAGATCCATCTTGAATGTCCAATGTAGTTTTTATTGATTCAATAACTTCTATTTGATCAATTTCATCAATACCTGTATCTAAACTTTCGTCATTATACTTAAATGGTTCGAGAGATAATTCATAATAAAATGGTCTAATTCTACCAAGTGTGTATAAATCTTTTGATGTATTTACAAATTTTATTTCAAACAATTCTCCTGTATCTTTCATAAAAGGGATAAAAATTAAATCGCCTTCTTTTGGTCTATCAAATTGTTTTTTTGTTTGTTTCATAAATTCACGAAATGTGAATTGTATTTTTATTTGATTTCTGACTTCTAACCCAAATTTAGAAAAAAAATCTTGCTCGTCACCATAATCCATTGTATTTACTAGATATGTATCTAATTTATATGCATCATCAAAATGTTTTAGGGGGTCATCGCCGTAAATGAGATCCCTTGCCGCAACATTAGTATTTGGAATATAATAACCAGAAAATCCTTGTATTCCAATAGCTTCATTATAGAGATCTTCTACTAAATTTATCTCTATAGCAGGTTTCCCGTAATTTTGAAAATACTTGCTTGGCATAAAATTAACCCATCATAAATTGAACAGGCAATTCGTATCTATCTTGCATCTCAGCTTCTAATTTTTGTATTTCTGCATCAGCTTCGTCAAATGTTTCTTTTCCATTCAAAGTCAATCCTCCAGGAAGTTGAATTCCTCCAAATTTTTTCATATTTTCTCCCCATTGACGTTTAAATAAAGATGTTGTATACTGCTTCAACCAACGATCATTATACACATTTTCATATGTTTCAGGATCAATTACTTTATACCCTTCAGCAACAACAGTCATCCCAACTGGAGCTTGAATAGATCCCCACGCCCAATCTGGATACAATTTATGTGTGTGCCTTTGAAATCTTATTGGAATTTCCCCTGTAAACATTAATTCTAAATTCCTCAAATGGGTCATTGTTATATTAAAATTTGAGTATGACGTTGATGTGAAATCATACAATTCGTGTAAACGTAATTGATATCTCAAATCAAACATATTATTTTTTGTTATTGTATCATTGAGCGGGAAAATTCTTGTTATACCTAAAATTCCTGCGTCAATTTTAAAGTATTTTTGGTCAACATCTTCTTGAGTTATAACATGTTGCCAATAAAATAATTCTGTTGCGTCGTAATGGTAATCTTGATAATATTGTAACGCATCATCAATTCTATCCTCTAGTTGGTCTTCATCAACATTGATTGTTATTACTGGAGCACCTAATCTTCTCAAACAATAATCCTTTAATTCGTCCCTTGATGTTACGTCAGCCATTATTAATCCTTATTTTTTAGTTGGTCTATTTCTTGTTTTAATTCTTTTATTGCTTCAATTAAATACCCAATAATACCATTATAATTTACACTCTGTAAACCATTTTCATCTGAGTCTACAAGATGAGGTAAAATTAATCCTAAATCTTGAGCAATAATACCTGATGATTTTTTAGTAGTGTCTTTCCAAGAAAATTCAACACCTTGTAAATTTAAAATTGTTTCTAAACTATTGTTAATTTGTGTAATATTATATTTTTGTGATTTATCTGATAAAGAATTAAATATTACTGAATTTAGTGTTCCAGTACTAGGATTAAAATATAATTTAGAATTAGAAATATATGCTGTTGTCCACGAACCAGAAATACCTGAAGACATACCCAAATAATATGATGCATTAGTGGATGTATCATTATTTAAAGTTGCACCTGACGAATACGAACCCCAAGTTCCATCACCTAATAAAACTGTACTTGAGTTGGCAAATCCAGTTCCAAGTCTTGCAGTTGGAATTATACCTGTTGATATATTATATGCATTAGAACAATAATTTATTACATACGAATTTGCATTAGCAATATTAGAGTTTAAAGTTGTTGTATTTGAGCCAACTACTGTATTGGTATAAGTTTTTAAACTGATGTTATTAGCATCTACAACTGTATTGGTATAAGTTTTTAAAATTGTATTATTTGAACCAACTACTGTATTTGTATAATTTAAATTAAATGAATTTGCATTAGCAATATTAGAGTTTAAAGTTGTTGTATTTGACCCAACTACTGTATTGGTATAAGTTTTTAAACTTGTATTATTTGAACCAACTACTGTATTAGTGTAATTTAAATTAAAAGAATTTGCATTAGCAATATTAGAGTTTAAAGTTGTTGTATTTGAACCAACTACTGTATTGGTATAAGTTTTTAAACTGATGTTATTAGCGTCTACAACTGTATTTGTATAATTTAAATTAAAAGAATTTGCATTAGCAATATTAGAGTTTAAAGTTGTTGTATTTGAACCAACTACTGTATTTGTATAAGTTTTTAAACTGATGTTATTAGCATCTACAACTGTATTTGTATAATTTATCACATACGAATTTGCATTAGCAATATTAGAGTTTAAAGTTGTTGTATTTGAGCCAACTACTGTATTGGTATAAGTTTTTAAACTTGTATTATTTGAACCAACTACTGTATTAGTGTAATTTAAATTAAAAGAATTTGCATTAGCAATATTAGAGTTTAAAGTTGTTGTATTTGAGCCAACTACTGTATTGGTATAAGTTTTTAAACTTGTATTATTTGAACCAACTACTGTATTAGTGTAATTTAAATTAAAAGAATTTGCATTAGCAATATTAGAGTTTAAAGTTGTTGTATTTGACCCAACTACTGTATTGGTATAATTTAAATTAAAAGAATTTGCATTAGCAATATTAGAGTTTAAAGTTGTTGTATTTGAACCAACTACTGTATTGGTATAAGTTTTTAAACTGATGTTATTAGCGTCTACAACTGTATTAGTGTAATTTAAATTAAAAGAATTTGCATTAGCAATATTAGAGTTTAAAGTTGTTGTATTTGAGCCAACTACTGTATTTGTATAATTTAAATTAAATGAATTTGCATTAGCAATATTAGAGTTTAAAGTTGTTGTATTTGAGCCAACTACTGTATTAGTGTAATTTAAATTAAAAGAATTTGCATTAGCAATTTGATCATAAGTTATTTTTACGCTATTTGGGGTTGCTGCTGTTGTTGTGCTGGTGTTAGAAACACTATCTGTTAATTGTACTATACCAGAACGAGTTGTACTAGCAGAATTGGCTGTTAATGTTTTTGCTACTGCCCCATTAAACGAATCAACATTAAACCCATTACCAAATGTTAAGGAGTTAAACGTATTCGCTTGAATAGTAATATTGGAGCTACCATTAAAACTTGTTCCATTTATAAGCCTAGAGGTTTGCAATATACTTGATGTATTAGCATTTCCATACACATCACCTATTACTGCGCCAACTCTTATATTATCATAAATTGCATTGGTAAAATTTATGATATTATTTGCAGGTACAACAGCAACATTAGAAAATAATTTCCACACACTATCCGTAACATCACGAACCAATCCAGTATGTTGATATGTACCAGATGTAAAATTACCAACAAAACCAATATCATTTATATTAGCTGGATTATTATTTGCAAGATATATTAAAGAATCGTTAATAACTAAATTGGTTGTATTAACTGTTGTTGTTAAGCCGCCTACGAATAAATTTCCACTGACGTTCAAGTCTTGTGAAATTGAAACAGATCCTGAAATAGTTCCTCCTGAAGAGGAATATTTTGTGTTTGATGCGGCAAAAACTGAATTAGCTGTATTAAATGCCAAATTAGCTACAGTTGATCCTGAATTAGCTGTATTAAATGCCAAATTAGCTACAGTTGATCCTGAATTAGCTGTATTAAATGCCAAATTAGCTACAGTTGATCCTGAATTAGCTGTATTAAATGCCAAATTAGCTACAGTTGATCC